ATAATTACTTATGTAATACATAATTGAACAAAATCATGCGCCTTTAGCTCAGCTGGATAGAGCATACGCCTTCTAAGCGTACGGTCAGAGGTTCGAATCCTCTAAGGCGCGTACTTAAGTCGTTCGAGAAACGGCGGTATTAACGCTTTTTAATACGTTCAAGTGAAACGGTCAGTGTTCGGTCAGTATGTCGAATTACACCCGATATTTCACTACGTATTAGGAGGCGTTTTTGCGTTATGCCGAAAAAGAAAGCGGTATTTAAAATTGACGAAGATTTAAACGATATATTTGAGCCAGGTAAAACGGTCGCACGACCGGAGGACAGACCGATGGACCAACCGAAGGTGCAGCAACCGGAGTCTATTTCGATTGTCAAAGCGTTGGCAATTATTTCGCAGCAGATGACGGTGAGCGGCTACCGCGAAAGGACCATTAGCGATTATCAAATACACGTTAACCATTTCGCCAATACTTGCGGGTTGCAATATGTCGACGAGGTAGATGCGGACTCTATTTACGAATGGCTGGCGAGTATGAACGTTAGTAATCAAACGAAGCTGACTCGGCTGAAATGTTTAAAGGCGTACTTATCGCGCTGTATGGATAACGGCTGGATTGGCGTGAAGTTCTGGCGCTCGATTAACATTCGCGTGGACAGCAACGTAAAGGAAGGCGCAACGGAACGTGAAGTGAATTTATTAATTTCGATGCTGGATCTCGGCGATTTCGTTCAGCTTCGCGATGCTACTGCCGCCTTAGTTATGTTTAAAACGGGCATTCGGATAAATACGTTGTCGCAACTCGAAGTTAAACACGTCGACTTTGATGCGCAGCGATTGCGGTTGGACGGCGAAATAATGAAGAATCATAAGCAGTTATATTTGCCGTTCGGTGACGATTTGCGCAAAATGCTGTCGGTGCTGATTCGCCAGAACGAAATGATTCGACGCGAGTATAGCGAAAAGAATGACTTCGTATTCGTTACGAAGAAAGGAACGGAGATATCGACCAGCCCGACGCATAATAATATTGCGAAGAGATTGCATAAATATGCGAAAGAGTTCGACTTGAAGAATATCAACCCGCATGCATTGCGTAGGGGATTTGCGAAGTCGCTGCTCGATAAAGGCGCCAACATTGCGGTTATTTCTAATGCGTTGGGGCATAGCGACATAGGCGTGACATCGCGCTATTTACATCTCGATAAAGAAGAAGTTGCGGAGAATTTACGGAAGTATTTATGAGCGTCCATTGCGGGCGCTTATTTTTTTTTTTGCGCAAAAACGTCCACTTTTCCGAGTGAGTGCATTATATCCAGTATAAGGGTTAAAGTCACACGGAATTATATTTATCGATTAAGTGTGCGAGATTTAATTTCGTAATGTATCACCTAGTATAAGACGACAATCACACGGAAAGGAGGAAATTCAATGAGGGATATACGGAATGACAACTTAATAATTCGCGAAATGAAGTATCGGAAAGAGAATACAACACTAAGAACCCACGTGGTCAATGCGTATTTCTTAGAGTATAACGAAGTAAACAATGAAATTATTGCAGTAAGACATTTCGATGGCAGCTTGATGTTAAAGGAGGATGTTAAGACTGTCATAGATGGGTTATCCAACTTCCTTGAGAATAAATACAGCGATGAGCAACTGGAATCTTACAACCTTTCTAAAAGTGCTGAGTATAAACATTTGATTGAATCTCCAATAAGGTCAGTTAGCAGGTCTACGAGAAGTAATTTATCCAAAGCTTCAATCGAGCAAGGATATATTTATTTTATAAAAGAAGAATTTAGTGGAACTATTAAAATAGGAAAAACGAACAACGTTCCGGAAAGGTCAAGACTGTTCAACGTTAAACTGCCGTTTGAATGGAACTTCATAAAAATTATAAAATCAAAGGATTATAGTTTAACGGAGCTACTGCTACACCAAAAATTTAATGATAAGAGGATTAACGGTGAATGGTTTTCTCTGTCTGAAAGAGATATTGCAGAAATTACGGAGGAAAATTTCGGAAATGATATTCTGCAATCTATAAGAGGTGAGGGAGAAATCTATGAAAGCTAATGATTTTATTTATGTCAAATTTCACAAGTTCGCACTAACGAGCGGATTAATGGGCGAATTAGGAGCGGAACGCTGGCACATGTTATCGGCAATTGTACTATTTATGAATGATCGAGGTGAGTGTTTCCCTTCACAAGATTTACTCGCAGATTATTTGAATATACGTCGAGAAACAGTAAACCGACGAATTAAATCACTTTGCGATTTTAGATGGCATGGTGATCCGTTAGTTACTAAGGAACAAGTTAAACATCCGACCAGAAAAACTTATCTACAGGTAAGGTATTTCATTGGCAGAGAGAGTGGTTTTCAATTTGGAAACAGAGAGGCTGAAGAGCAACCGTGTGACGTTAGTGATACTAGCCGTGTGAGTTATATGTAAGAAATCGAGTGACACAAACCTCACAGTAAGAAGAACTATATAACAAGAACTATATAACAAGAAAATATTGCACCAAATAGAAATTCACTATTTGTTGCTAGATGTTTCTTATTAATTACTTTTCCTGCAGATAAATATTATGCAATAAAGGAGGAATATAGATGACCCAACAAAAAATTGTCAGAACATACCCGACCGGTTTCATAAATCCAACAAAAGCGTTAACCGAGGCTTTGCGGGATGGTTGGAGAGTTATCATGTCTAACACATTTGATTGCGGCAACGGAAAAACTGGAACAGAATATGTCTTAGAAAAATAAGGAGGAACCGCAATGAATATTATTCTATTCGCAACAAACCGATACCAGTCGAAATGTTTCGAAGAAGCTTTTGCGAAACATAACAACGTAGTAGTATACGATTGCCTATTCGAGCAAGCTGCCGACAAAATTGACTGCCTGGTAAGTCCGGCGAACTCATTCGGCTTAATGGACGGAGGTATGGACGCAGCGATTACGAACTACTTCGGCGATCAATTGCAACGACGAGTTCAGAAAAGAATAATCAACGAATATGCTGGCGAGCAACCTGTCGGAACATCCTTCGTAATTGAAACGAATGACGAGCGCATCCCTTACTTAGCGCATACACCAACAATGCGAGTACCGGCAATTATAAGCGGAACAGACAACGTATACCGTGCGATGAAAGCTACGTTGGTTGCAGTAAATCAATGGTTCCGTAGTGATGTTACGATAGGTATTCCGGCATTCGGAGCTGGTTGCGGACAGATGCATCCATATAAACTCGCCCAACAAATGGCGCTAGCATTATCGCATGTGGCAAATCCGCCTACTGCAATCGATTGGAATTACGCAAAATTAAGAGACTACGAAATTAACGGGAGGGCATGACGATGAATAAACCTACGCTACCACGCGAAGTAGCAGACGCAGTTGATCGTTTGCAGAAAACGGATACTAATATTAATATAATTCGATTTGTAGCATCGGATGCTTATTCTCCGGACCTAGAGTTATTATCTCGCTACGCATTCGAAGGAGAGCACGGAGGAACACCCGACTTACTTATGTCCGCACTAATCAACGGATACAATGTCGAAAAGTCACCGGAAGATAAAATACGAGAGCACTACGAATCAATAGGAGTAAACTACGAGAAACTTATCGAGAACTTAAACGATGATATTGCTGCGATAGTACATGAACGTATGCGAGGGATTGAATTTACGCTTAACACCCTCGGAATTAAAATCGAAGGGGTGAACGCATAATGGCGATTAATATCGAAGTTAACGCGGACTACAAAATAACGTCCGACACGTACAACGTAATTGTTCACCGCAAGCACCTAGTCGATCCGACTAAATCGCCTAACTGGGCGAAGTTGAAAGAGAACGGCCACGACGGCTCTATCCGCGAAGATTGGCGGGAAGCTTCGTTTCATCGCACGTTAGAGAAAGCGTTGAATTGGATTGCGGAGCAGTCACAGCGAGATAGTAATGCGGAATCAATCGGCGAACTCATCCGCGATTTACAGCGAATTAACGGCGAAATCAAGGCGGTTTTAGCTCGCTAGTACAATAAGTCTCGTCGGAGTTAAGGCGGCTAGTAGCACGTAAATATCAAGCGAAATGGAGGCGACAAAATGGCACGTAAATCTGCAACGTTAAAGGATCTCAACGAAATACTTAAACGCTGTGCAAATATATCGGCAGTACGTTACGTAAGTCCAACGATTCACCCAGGCTTCCGATTCGTAACTGCAATCGACTTGCACACCGAAAATGGCACACGCGAATTTACCATTACGAATAATCCCGACGAGGATTTCGATTTGACAGTTGAGGTGAATAAGTATCTCGATAAATTGGAGGCGAAACAATGGAGCAATTAAACGGTAAAGTATTTCGGATTGGTAGCGTCGATTACAAAGTCGAAATGATTTCACGATTGTCTGAACGCCACGGTCTATGGGGCCAAGTAACGTATAAGGACACAACGGTTCAACTCGAAGATACAATGAGCGAACTGAGAACGAACGAGATATTAATGCACGAATTAACACACGCATTGTTTTTCGAAGCGGGATACAGCGAGCATGAAGAAGAAATGGTCAATCGTATAGCGAAAGTGCTGCACGGTTTTCTACGTGATAATGATGTAAGTTTCTTGCGAGAAAACGACGAGGTATGTCCACGTTGCGGATTCGAATTCGGAGGGGAGTGTGCGGAATGAGTAACCGACCAACAAACGCACAATTAACAGAATCAATGCGAGAGTTAAAACTCCGAGTGCCTGAGCCGTTATATCATCATGTGTGGCGATTGATTTACGAGATTGAGGCGCTGCAAAAGGAAAACGAGCGATTGCAACACGCGGGTCTTGAAGAGGCGATTGAGGAAGCGTTCGGCGAGCGAATGGAAATCAATGCTAAAAAATACGCAGAAATTATTCGCAGTAGAATGGAGGAATCGCAATGACTAAACCGAAACTACCGCCAGCAGCCGACTGGCGCAACCGAAACATCACCGATTGGAACGTCGCAAGCTTTATCGCATTTATCACCGAAACGACAGCCGAAAAGTACGGTACGGAATATCAGCCGGGCGGTGGCGGCTCGAAGTCGGCACGTTGGGCGAGCGAACGAGCAACGCTAAAACAAGCGCAAGGTAAATACGGCAATACGGTACTGCGCCGATTTATCGAAATATGCTGGGCGGAATACCGGACGAATAAGCCCGATCAGTATCCGTATCCGACGTGGCTTTTCATGTATTCGTATATGGACCGCAACTTTAACGTAGCAATGTCGGCCGTGGCGCAGGAACAACGTAGGGTGCAAGCGGAAGAGCAGGCGCAAGTAAATAGCGAAGTATTGGAGGATTGGTTCTAATGGAAACGTTGTTTTATATTTTCGTAGTGTTGTTCGCAGTTAGTGTCGTAGGTTGGGTAGCTAGTTTATTCTTCTTAAAACGCAGTATGACACCTATGCTTGTTTTCTTCGTACTAGTTACAGTATCTAACCTCGGAATTCAATTTATCGCATTATCTTTATAAAATCGAAGGAGTGAACGCCTATGAGCGAAAACAACCACGCAAGCAACTGCGTTTTAGCATCGCGCTGCACCCTAGCGAATAGTAAAGCCTGCAGTTTCCAGTGCCCGCATTTTATTGCGACAAACAGCCGACTGCGAGCGAGCGGAGTGCCGGCGGACTATCGTTTGGTGACGGTATCTAATTCGCCAGCACGAGCGGAGCAATCAAAAGTGTACAAATCGGTGGATGCATACGTTAAGACATTCGAACGGCAATTCGAAGAAAATGGCGAGCGTATAAAGTCAGCATATTTATACAGCGAAAGTCCTGGCACAGGAAAAACCACCACGGCAGCTGCGATACTCAACGCATATTTAACGGAGCATTATGTCGGAAGTTTGAAGCGCGGTAGGCAGGCGCTTCCTGTTCCGGCTTACATGTTAGATTGCAACGATTGGCAAACGGATTTCAACCAGTTTAATAGACCGAGAGTGCCCGACTCAGTGGCACAACCGGCATCGGAGAGATATTACAAAGCGATGGAACGTGCGAAAACTGCCCCGTTTGTGGTACTTGATGATATTGGCGTTCGTGCGACAACCGATGCTTTCAGATCAGATTTGCATTCGATAATAAATCATCGCGTTACAAATCAAATGCCGACAGTCTACACGAGCAACCTTCCGATATTCTACGAAGGTAAGCGTGAACCTTACAGTACGGAACCGTACGATTTAGTTGACGTATTTGGCGAAAAGAGGTTGGCGGACAGAATTAACGATATGTGTGCGAAGTTGAATTTCGTAGGCACGAGCAAAAGGGGGATGCGTTAAATGAGTATCGATGTTTTTATCAACGATGAACACTCGTTTTCTTATTCTGCCGATGCAATGCCGCGAATAGGTGAGGAGTTAGATATCAATACGTGGTTTTTTAGTACCGGCAAATTAGTCGGAATATATAAAGTCGTCAACGTCGTCCAACGAATTAGTGGATACGAAGCTGATTGCGTTTACTCTCAAGTATATCTCGAGGAGGCGACCGAATGACAAACGAAAGAGAGTTCGAAAAGTTCGAGTTTGAACCGGACTATGACTTCGGCGACCTAGTACGTGTTGCCGGCTATTATCCGCAAATATATCGCATAATCGGAATGCGCTGCGAATCGTATTTTTATCCCGACGAAGAATGGAGCGAACTGATTTACGAATTGAGCGACGTATATACAGCGGGCTGGCTCGAAGCGGACGAAAAGGATCTCGTATTAGTTGCGGAAGAAGAAAACGCGGATGAGTATTTAAGTACTATCGGGCAGGCTACGATTGACTTGACGGATATACCTTCCGCAGATGAATTTGACATAACTGATTTAATAGTCGGATTAGACTGGGCGAAAGGGGAGGAACGCATTATGTTCGGAAAACAACCGAAGGAACCACGTAAACCGACCGCAAGGGAATTGTCAGCGCAAGAGGCCGAACGCAGAAAGCAAGCACGCAAGGATAAAGCGAAAAGGGTCGACGAATTGCTTGACTCAAAGAACGATTTCAAGGCGCTATACGAGGCGTTTGGCGATTCGGAATACCTAAAGAAGCAAACCGAAATTGATGCGGAATTGGCCGAGGAAATGGCGAAAGGGGATGACGAGTGAGTGGACTTTAAAATTAATTGTAATTCACACGTTAAAGTAAAACTAACTGATTTTGGTATCTCCGTTTTACAAGAGCAGCACGAAGAATTAGATAAGCATATTAAAGAGCGAGGCGGTAAAGGATTAGGAGACTTTGTCCTAAATATAGACAGTGACGGCTACTACCAAACTCAACTATGGATTTTAATGAGTAAGTTTGGGCACGTGATGCACATGGGTTTTGAAATTCCTTTCTATCTAGATATTATCCTTACAAACGGGGAGCCAATTATAGAGGTGAGTGATAAGACCGAAATTAAGAAATGTAAATTATGTAGCGTACAGTTTATTCCATCACTAACTGCAACAGTAAAAGATAAATTCACGCCTGCATAATGGCGAATATTTAACAACGGAGGGGTGAACGCATGAGCCAGCACGCAAACTTATTATTCTCGAAAGTTATCGACGAAAACAATCCGCAAGCCCTTGTTAAATTCGGCATCATCGAACGCGACTTGAGCACAGAAGGCGAACGTCAAACACTTCGCTTTATCAACGGCTACATCGCAAAGAACGGGCAGGCGCCGAGCTACGCAACAGTCGTAGCGGAGTGCCCGTCGTTCATCTATACGCCAGAAGTTAGCGATCAATACGAATACTTAGCGCGACAAATCAAAGGGGAAGCCGCAAAGAATTTCGTAGTTGATTTCGTTAACAGCGGAAAGATGGCCGAAATACTCGAAAACACGCCTGACGGCAACCAAGCGCTAAAGTTGTTGCAAGAACAGTTCGAACAGGCTATAATAAATACGAACACACGTTCCGAAATTGGACGTACATTAAGCGACATCAAATCGTCCGTCAAAGCGGAATATGAAAAACGCGAAACGGGCAAGTCGTCCAAGCGCTGGGATACTCCGTTCAGCCAACTAACGCAGAAGATTAGCGGTTGGTTCAGCGGCGATGTGTACGGGGTAATGGCGGAGTCCGGCCGAGGTAAGACGTATCTTATCGGCGTAATAGTCGATTCATTGCTACGTCATGGCGCCACCGTTCTGCTTAAGGAATTCGAAGTAAAGGAATACGTATTCTTTGCGCGATTGATTTCGATTATCACGGCCGTCGACGAAACGTTTGAAGACGAACTGAAGCGGAAAGTAGGCATACCGAATAAGGAAATTCTAAGCGGCAACTTAGAAGGTATTGTGCGCGACAAGTTTATCGAAGTGATAGACGTGCTCGATACGTATTATGCCGGTACGCTGTACTTCCAAGGCAAAAGCGATAAGTCACTAACGAGGACGCTCGACGACTTAGAACGCGAATTACTTACGGTGCCAGTTGACGTTGTGATACTCGACCCATTCTACGGTTTAACCGACGTATACGGGCGCAACTCGAACAAAACGGCTGGTGGCGCGGCTGAATATGCGGCAACTCGATTCGAGCAGATAATCGGCGACAACGACGTGGTCGGGTTCTATACGGTACAGGCGACCGTGGAAAAGAAGCAGCGCGATGAAGATGGCGTGCGGGAATTAAATCCGCCGACTCGCGATCAGGTTAAGACATCGAAAAGGCTGCTCGATATTGCGACGAATTTACTTTCGTTCGATAGTGTGGAAACGGACTGCACGGCGATGTTGGCAATCGAAAAAGGGCGTAATGGCGGAGAGGACTTCCGATTGGAGCTTACTGCGCTGTTTGATTACGGAGTGTTGCGGGAATTACCTATGGGAGAAGAAGCAGCGAAACAGTTTGCGTTTTAAGGAGGCTTGCAAATGCATGAACTAATTGGTAAAAAAGCGTATAAGAAACGAGGCTTATTTAGCGGATTAGTTGGGACAATTGAAAAATGCGACAGTGGTATAACTCCTTATAAATTGGTTTACAAAGAAGCGGGAAGTACTGGAATTAGGCGTGTAGAAGATATAGTCGTAGTCAAGTGTTGAATTATCTAATTTGTTCGACAATATTCGCAATTAAGTTACAGAAAAATCACTATTACGAACATTTATTCTTGAAGATTGGGTAAAGGTATTGTAAGATTATCTTACAACTATTAAGAACTTGTAAATACAGGGGGCGGTACTATTGGCGGATATTACCATTCGCGGTCAAACGGTTGACATAGACATTCGTACCGAGCTGGAACAGTTCGCTTGGACTAGACCGAATTGGTCGCACGACAAACTAATCGCAGCAAGTCCTTTTCGCTATGATCGTACGCCGAGCTTCTTCGTACGGCTCGAGCAATACGGCGATTATCCGGCGGGTACATGGCACGATTCAGGCGCCTATGATACGGAGTGGGCAAGCGGTGGCCTTGTAAAGCTGCTGGCGTTCCTTCGCAATGAAACCGTCGAGGAAATGGAGGATTACTTACTGGCGGAGTATGCCCCGTTTGCAACCGAAACGAAGGAGATTAAACTGCGGCCATTACGGTTGAAGACTCAGCGCATTAGGCAAGCGCTGGGGACCGATTACCTGGCGCAATACACCGATGATTACGCATATTTGAAGTCGCGGGGAATTGGCGAAGATTACCAAACGAAAATAGGTATTAAGTATGATGTGGATGGTCGCGCGGTCGTGATACCGTGGAGACAAGCGGACGGAAGACTCGCCAACGTCAAATTTCGCCAAACACTCGGCAAGGTGTTCTGGTACGCAAAAGGCGCTTGGCCCATTCGGGAGTTACTGTTCGGAATTGAAAACGCTGAGCCAACAACATTAATTTGCGAGGCAGAGATTGATGCGCTCAGTTGGCGTATGGCCGGTTACAGCGCAATTGCAACAGGCGGTGCAAGTTTTAACGAATTTAAGCGGGATCTTATTTTGACGTCGCCGATTACGGAACTGCTAATCGCTACAGATAACGATAAGGCTGGCGAGAAGTTACGTGCGGAAATTGCAAGCGCGTTGCAGGGTCGGATAAAGTTGCGGAATGTGCGGTTGGACAGTAGCGTGAAGGATGCGAATGAGTCGCTAGTGAAGTACGGAGCGGAGTCGTTAGAGGCTGCGGTTGCTCGGTCGGAAAGTTTGTACGTGAGATTGAGTACATTGCGCCGTGGGTAAGTAAAATTCTCGCTTACCCCTCCGTCTCGCTTGCATCCGTTTCAATCCATTCGTAAAGGTCTTCGATGGTGCAACCGAACACTTCGGCGAATCTTAACGCGGTATCGACTTTCATTACATAGCGCAAATTTTCGTAGTCAGATACTCGGTTAGGTTCCATGCCGACTAGTATGCCGAGTTTCGCTTGCGTGTAGCCGAACCGTTTACGATAGTCGCGGATCAAGCACCTTCCGACCCGTTTCGTGGCGCTCACCTCAATCGATTATGTATGTATTTAATTATCCAAATCTTTTTTATTTTCTAATATAATTTCAACAACTTCATTTATAGGAACGTTTAAAATATTGCAAATGCTATCTATTTTTTCTAATTTTATCGATTCACCTTTGTTTATACTAACTATGGTTGTCGGATGTACCCCAAATTCCCTCAGATTACTTATAACAAGTTTCTTCTTATTTAACGTATGAAATAAGGGTTTATAGCTAATCATTAAATTCACCTCCTAAATTTGTACAAAAATGTTCCATTTCTTGAACATTTAAGATATAATTAATTACAATATAACACATAACAAATGGAAATTGCATATAAAACAAAAAATAATAGGGGATGCTGCTGATGTTAAGAAAAATTCTTCATTCAATGATGGAAAAGCCGAAAAAGGATGTAACTAACACAGAATTATCTCGAATTTGTAATGTAGACGATGCAACTTTTTCGAATTTCTTTTCATATAAACGCGATCTTTCTATTCCTATTTGGATATTATCAATTAAATATTTGAGCCCAAGTAGGGAAAACGAAGTGTTAGATTTACTGGTACCTGATACAATCAAGTCAGAAGATCGTGAAAAATGCAGGCATCTCATGGAATATACTTCAACACGAAGAAGATTAGATTTATTAGAAATTGTAGTTGATTCGCAAGAGAAAGCACCGAGGGAGAATAAGGATTGGGCTAAGGTGTACAGGATTTCATTGCATTATCAACGCAGAGATAAATCTAATGCAGAGATTTTAGCTATGTTGGATTCATACTCACCAAAATTCACAGAAACTAAAGCATTTCATTTAATCCTTAAAGCAAGGGTTTACTATATGCTAAAAGAATACAAGTCCATGTTTAGAGTCGCTTTAGAAGCAGAAAAGGAAATAAAGAAGATTTGTTCGCCTTATATTAAAGAAAACTATTTAGCGAGACTGAATGAATTATATGCTCATGCATATCTTTATCTAAGAAATGACGTTAAGAAAGCCAGATATTACGCAAATGTGGTAATTAATTCACGGTTCCTGTGTGCGAACTTCTACTCTCATATGTATCACCTATTAGGGACATCGTTCCTTTTCGAGAGTTATGAAGAAAGTCATGAAAATTTCTTAACGTATTATAACCTTCTTCAAAAACAAGGAAGGCACGACTTGGCGAAAGAGACATTGAATTTAGATATCTATTTTTGCAAAGTGTTGTGGGGGAAACTCCTTGGAACAATCGAGACGAACGACCCTATCGAGCGGATGCATTATCTTGCTAGGATAGGAGATAAAAATGAGTTTAATGAGTTATATAGTCAATCTAACCAGAATGATCCATTTATTTTATGTTATAAAGGCATTATCGAAAATGACCCCGAATCGCTTCAAGAATCACTCCTAGAATTTATCAATAGCGGCAACAAGTTTTTTGCTGAATTACCAAAGAAAGAATTAGAGATCTACCCAGCATATAGTGCATCCACTCGCGTGTTAAGTAAAATAAATATCGCGTAAAGGTGGAGATGTTCGATTGAAAAAAACAATTATTGCTTTAATAGCGGCTATCGTGTTAGTTGCTGGAGGAGGAACAGCTTATGTAAAAACAAGCCAAGAGTTTGAGAATAAGTCATTAATGGCTTGCCCTGGTGGCGGAGGCGGTGGAGGAAACTCCATGTGTTAAGTAAATAAATATTAATAGTTAGACGCGCTTACTTCCCGGAGCGTGTTATTTTTTTGTTCAAGTAGTTGAACATATTTACAAATGTAAAAATATTAAAAATTCCACTATTTACTACATATTGTAAGTTATTATAAATTCAGAAATAAAAATAAAAAAAGTTTTAATAAGGTGTGCGAAATAAAAATGAGAAATGTATCACCTATTATAAGACGTTAAGAGGAGTGTTGAAAATTGAATATCGAAGAAAAAGTGCTGAATTATCAACGAACAAAAGGTGAGGATATCTTTAACGATATTTATCATTTTCTAAAGGATACCTTGATAGATGGTAAAAACAAGTCGGCTTACTTCAAAAGTGTTGCGCACAACACAAAAACATCCCAGCACGATGTTATAGCGGTTTTTGATGACACCGTATTGGAATCGTTGAATAAGTACAAAGAAGGTAACAATTATCTAAATTACTTTAAATGGCTTTTAAAAAGGCGAATCGCAAATTTATATAAGAAGGAAAAGTCACTTAGAGAGAAAGTGATATATGATGAAGATTTGAATAGTAGTGAAGAAGATGAGGAACTTAACTCGTTAGAAAATATTTCAGTAAGTAAATCGGATGAAACGGAACTTTGTATTATAGCGAAAGAGCAGCGGCAACTGGTCGATCACTTAATACGAGGTGAGAACGAAAGAACGACGGCAATCGTTCAGACGTTCCTTTCCACCAACATGACACCGACGGCAATCGGTAAACATCTCGGTTTGCACCACGTAGTTGTAAAACGCGCATTAACTCGCCTGGCAGCGAAGCATGATCCTAAACAATTCGGTTCTCACCGCGATTATTTAGTTGCGCTTTAAAAGTGTTATGACGTGAACGGCACTTAGGCATTGTGTCGTTTCGCGTTCAACACTCGATTGTAATTATAACATAAATTAACGGATTACGTTAGTGAAACCGTTAATATTTGCTAAATCTAACGGATTAAGTTAGTCAGCTTATACACGTATTATAATACCATTCGACAAATTTCGTCAATATAGAACGGGGGTTCGTATTAAATGTCTATGAAAAATACAACGGTTATGCAACAACCTACTGATAAATATGCCCGAATATTCGGAAGTAATACGAAATTAGCGAAAAAGTTTCAAAGAATCGCACAAGATCCCGTCCGACTTTACGAAGGTTATGACGAAGTCAACATACCGGTCATAAAGGCGGTGCGTCTAGGATGACAATCGCAATATTCTTCGGAGCATTATTCGTACTATTTATCGGATTAACATGGAAGGCGGCGTGTGACGATGTCAAAACTCGTTAACTTGGCGGAAGTCAAAGCGGCAAAGAAACGTAAGGAAATCGAAGCACAATACGTTGCCTTCTACGGTAACATGTATGCGAATCAAGCCAGCGCGAAGTGTGAAGCCGGTCGATAACGACCCTTTGCGCGCCGGTGAACGCTTAGAAACAAAGCGCTAACGCAAGCGGGTTAGGAAATACCGGCCTGCCTACCGTTCAAGACTTGGCGCTTCTGAGCGACCACGGGCGCGGAAATGCGTTCGAATCGAACTTCGAGCTTTCGAACATCGCACAAAAACCCGCGGAGTAGTTGTGGTTGAGGTCCGCATGATAAAACGCTAAGTAGGCGTGCCACTACACGTCAACAAGAACCGGACCGAGCGAAGGGTTTGGAGGACCGGATTATGTCCGCATGGATTGATGGCAATCGCACCTTAGCGGTTAGGCGTCTTTCCGTGTCGGCTAGTGCTTTCGAATTGAAGGATCGGGGTTATCTCGGTCGCCTACGTATGTAGGAAAGTAGATTCGGAGGTACTAGCGGGCGCGGGAATATAGCCGGCACTCGAATAACAATTAGGAGGAATACGAATGAGTCAATTCAAATTCGGAATGGACGCTATCGAAGAAACAAACGCAAGTGGTGGCGGAGGAAACAGCGGCGGTGGTGAATTCGCAAAGTTACCGAGTGGTACAACGCTGAAAGTAAAACTAACCGGCTTGCAAAATATCATGCGTTATTACGGCTACGGAGTGTTCAAGCGTGTTAATACTTTTATCGCAAAGAATCCGTCAGATCGTAACGATAAAGGTTTCGTGGAAGCAAATCATACGCCGTGGGATTTGGCATCGAAATACTACTACGACCAGGCGTTTAAGCTTATCGAAGGCAAAACGGATGAGGACGAAATCAAAGCGATTAAAGAATCGAAAGCGTATAAAGACCTCAGCTCGGAAGGGTACAAATACTCCGGAAAGGCTAGATTCGCAATCGGGTTTATCGATATTGAGGTCGGAAAAGAAATACTGCTCGATTTTACTGCTAAACAATTCAACGAAGCGATTAAGCCTTCGTTAGTCAAATTCGACGGTAAGAAGGATAAGGTTGCGTTTGAAATATCGAAGCAAGGTAGCGGAACTAAGACTGCTATTACGCTAATGCCGGTACTCGATATGGACGACGACTTAACTGATAAAGAACGCGCTAACTTCGATAAATTTGTCGGCAAGGAATTCAATAAGGATTTGTTTAACGGCTTACTATTCGAAGCAGACGAAAAGACACAAACGGAAAACTTAGTCGCTGCAGGTTTTGATATCACGCTAATCGGATTGTCTATCGGTGCTAATGCGCAAAGTCAAGTCGAAGAAGATCCGACAACACAATTCTAAGGAGGCGAAAATATGGGCGTAGATTGGTATGCGTGTGAATCGTGTTCGGATACTTTTCCGGACTGTGGCGATTATGTAGGTTGCGAATGCGGCCGTCATTGGTGTTCGGATGAGTGCGCAGAGGGCGACGGTTTCCGCGAAGAAGAAGACGGCTTTACTCCGGAAGGTTCATCGTGGGAGCAAGAATCAAGTTGTAATTTCTGCCGAGGGGAACAATTCGATGAAGATGAGCTTTTGGACATGGCGATTGAACTTCTCGGGAAGACTCGCGTTGAACTAATCGCATTACTGCAAGCGAAAAAGAAAGGGGCGAAATAATATGGCGTACAAAACAGAGCGTGTCGGTAAGTATTCCGAACTTATCGCACGAGCTGCGCTTATTGCGAACGGCTGGGGAGCGGTCAGCACTTCCGAAACAGAAGAGTCGTTTGACGTAAGCGCAAAGGATCCGTTAACAAACGAATGGAAAACGTTCCAGGTGAAAACGATTCGTAAACGCAGCGATAAGAAAGACGAATTGGTTGTCGTAGCAAGGAACGGCCGAGGTAAGGCGTACGATCAGTCCGACGCGGATTATTTTATTGGCGTCCTGGGAGAAGACGGCGAGTTACCGCGCGTATGGATGTTCGAAAATCGCGGACTACAGGAATACTGGGCGAGCGAGGCGCGTGCAAGCCAGCGTTGGGTTGAGTTAACGATTTGCTTAGATCGAAGTGTGTTCGAAACTAATACGAATGTGGAGGCGGTTTGACGATGGCGGAAATAAATGTGAACTTAACAATTAACGGTGAATCTGACGTAAAGGAGATTGCTAGGGCATTGTATGAAGCAATGAGCAAGCGCAGACCGAAAGTAGAATCATTTAAAAACGGAGATAAAGTTAGGTTAGTTAGTTTAAATGGCGCGTTGGCAGGATTTGAAGTCGGTGAAGCGGTAACTATTAAAAACATTAACAATCCAGGTAGTCATGATTTCGAGGTTAAGAATGCGTTAGGTTATTCCGGATTTACTAATAAAGATAATGTGAAGAAGGTAAGTGCGGATGAGTATGAAAAAATGGCTCAGGAGCAGTCGGAGAAAAAACGATGGGCAAAAATCAAACGCAAGCCGAATGAATTTAAAGAGGGAGACGCAGTTCAGTATAAGAAGTCTTTCACTACAGTAACTCAAGTCAGCGTCAGTGGCATCCGTATCAATCAGTCAAATAACGCCGAAAAACAAATAGAAGTAATGCCGGAATCCTTAACACTAATCTTCCCGGTCGAGGCTAAATTCGAATGAACCACGACGCATATATACAGCCGCCGGAACCACGAATCTCCGGCCATTGCGAAAGTTGTGGCGCTGAACTATACGCTGACTGCGAATACGTAAAGGATCGAAGCGAAGGCGAATGGTACTGCGATGACACTTGCTACGTAAACAAACGGCGAGCTAGCGGTGACTTGGCGGACGAAACCATGCCGACTCGATAGGAGGGAGAGGCGATGAAACTACGACTAAATGTGGCGCATAAGCCGAGCGAAGAAGCAAACGCTGAGGCTGCGAAGCAACGGGTTCAATCGGCAGCACAACGAAAGAAAGCAGCGACGGAGACGATCGACGAGGCTTGGGCGCGTATACTTGCGATGAAAAACAGCGACGCAGACCAAGCGAAATTAATCGAAGTACAGGCGGCAATGGCGGCGGGACTTATAGGCAGAGATCCCGCGTCTGCTGCCAAACGATTCAGCAAAGCGGAAGCAATACGAATGCATAAACAACTTGCGGAGGAACAGCGCGAAGCAACCTTGCGCAGAATGGTCGAAGAAACGCCGAGCAACTACGAATTGATAACGACGGAACGGCAATTCCAAGCGTTATTGGCCGAGTTGGCTGCGGAACAAATAATCGCAGTCGATACGGAAACAACAGGCGTCGACGTTTATACGGACGTGATAGTCGGCATATCCTTTTCGTTGCCTAACGCAAACAAGCACGTTTACATTCCGGTAGCGCACGATAATTGCGAACAGTTGAGTCGTGACTATGTGCTCGAAGGATTACGAACGGTACTGTACGACGAGTCGATTGGCAAAGTACTACACAACGCCATATTCGATATCGCAATGTTCCGCCGACACGGTTCCGATTTACTAGGCGTTACTTGGGATACCATGACCGCAATGCATTTACTTAACGAAAATGAAGATTCGTTCAAATTGAAGGACTTGGCGCCGAAATACCTCGGTGTTGATTCGGATACTTTCGATAAGCTTTTCGGCAAGAACGCACAGTTTCGCGAAGTTCCGTTGGACATTGCGCTTGTATACGCAGCGAAAGATACGGAGTTAACGTGGAAACTTTACGAATTCCAGCGAGCACATATGCGAAAGATGCCTAGCGTGTTGGAATATTACGAAACGGTTGAAGTGCCGTTGCTATACGTAATCGTAACGCTAGAGGCTAACGGCTATATTCTCGACTTAGACTTTGCGAAGAAGTACGGAGAGCGGTTGCGAAACCGTGCGGAAGAATTAAGCGCAAAATTAGTCGATGCATTAACGCCATACCATGACGGCGACGAACCGATTAACTTAAATTCTACGCAACAAATGCGGCCAGCACTTTCGAAGGCAATCGGTCAGGAGCTTCCGAATATGGACGCAAAGAAAACGCTGAAGCCGTTAAAAGGACAGCACGAAATTGTTGCCGACTTGCTCGAATATAAAAATATCGTGAAGTTGAGCGGCACGTATATCGACGCATTGCCGTTAAAGCAGAATCCGACGACTCAACGTTGGCACTCGCGATTTAATCCGATGGGAACGGTGACAGGTCGATTCAGTTCGGGGAAAGACGAAGAGGATAAAACCGGTCAGGGCTTTAATGTTCAGAATCAGCCGAAGGAAGCACGGCCAATGTTCGTTGCTCCGCCAGGCAAAGTGCTCGTAGGTGCTGACTTTAAAGCGCAAGAAATTCGCTGCGTCGGTTACTTGTCTGGCGAGCGCGTACTAATCGATGCGTTTCTGAATGAGCGAGATCCTTACGCAATGATGGCGTCCAACTTCTATAAGCGACCTTACGAAGAGGTTTACAAAACTGCCGAAGGCGATGATACGAAAGAGCGTAAGCAGATGAAGGTCGTCTGGCTTGCGACTCTATATGGAATGAGTAAGTACTCGCTTGCGGAAATGCTTGGCGTTGATGTTAAAGCGGCCGTGCAGTTCCAAACGGACTTGTTCGAAAGTATGCCGGACTTGAACGCATGGATTGAAGCGAATAAGAAATTCGTTGAACGCAACGGATATGTTTGGGCGGATAAAGAAGCGCGTAAACGCCGACTTCCTGACGGAAAGTTGAAACTAAAAGGTTGGGGCGATCAGAACTTCGGTAAGAAAAACCGAGCGCTACGTCAAGCGACTAATGCTCGCGTACAAGGTTCGTCGTCTATTCAAACGAAAGTAACGATGATTAAAGCGCATGAATATTGCGCAAATAAGCCGGGCTGGTCGTTATGGTGTTCGGTACATGACGAATTAATCTTCGAAGTGCCAGAAGACTTTACGGAAGCGGAGGCGCAAGACATTCGTGACTTAATGCTGAATTCATACGCATGGGGAGACGTAGTGCCAAACGGTACAGACATCGAAGTGTTTCGAAGATGGGGCGAAGGAATTCCCGTTGAAAAATGGTTCGAACAAAAAGCGAAGGAGGAAATTTAATGCGAAAAGATATTATGGTGGATATTGAGACGTTAGGAAACAAGATTGATTCAACGATTATACAAATCTCGGCGGTTTCCTTCGATATAAAGACGGGGCAATTATACGAAACATTTAATCAGGTAGTTGATATCGCTAAGAATAAGAGGCCCATCAAAGTAACGGCAAGCACGCTGAAATGGTGGTTAGGTACGAACGCTCAACTGTTCTCAGACCTATTGAACAACGGCGAGTATTCTAGCGAAGATACCTTACGTAACTTTCACGGATGGTTATCCGGAATTACAGACGACACAAAGAACTTATATTTATGGGGCAACGGAATTCTATTCGATAATGCAATGATTCGCCAGCAATTCGAATCTGTAGGCCTTTCTTATCCGATTTTCTACCGCAATGATCGTGACGTCCGAACAATTCTCGAGTTAGCTTCTACGAAACTGGGAAAATCCGAAAAGGAACTGCGCGAGGAAATTTACAATAAGGAACTCGTTGCACACGACGCATTCAATGACGTTATTAATCAAGTCGCGCTAGTTTCGCATTGTTATAACGTGTTAGCGGAAGAGACGACCGAATGAAGACGCTGAGATTTATGATTGTATTTCTATCGATTTACTTCGTAGTGCCAGTCGCATTTGATTTAGAGCCTTCGTTGATTCAATCGGCAGGGATTACGTTTCTGCTGCTCGTTATAAGAACGGCATTATTAGAAGGGATAACGGTTGATGCTTCGCCGTTTCTTACTTGGGAGATAGTTAGCGATGAAAACGAAGTTGAAGAAGAAAGGGAGGACGATTAATTGACGAATATTGAACAGATTGCGAAAGAATTTACGGAGTTTCTTAACGAATGGCACTCAATTCCAGAAGTTTACGATAATGAACTGGACGCTCAAATACACCGTTGGTATGCCGAAGTAGAAAACGTTTGGCCGAAGCGGCCCTATTTTTCTCCGTCCGCAGCTAACTCGGATAAGCGCGAATTGTACATGAAAACTATTGGCGCAAAGAAAGACTCGTTTCCTAGAGCGCCATACCAATCGAGATGGCAACGTATCGGAACAGCGATTGGGGACATCATTCAACGCGATATCTTATTTGCGGAAAAGCACTTCGAGCGTTTAACCGGTAAGCCACCACGATTCCGTTTCGAAAAGGATTCGCTAGGTCGTCCGATGTTTGAAGATTTCGCGAAGACAAATGCCGAAGTCAATCATCGTGGCCACACGTTTTATCTATACGGACTTCCAGACGGAATTATGGAGTACGTAACGGAAGACGGCGAGATATTACGTATCGGACTCGAGATTAAGAGTAAACAAACGAGTGCCGCCAAAACGTCGGAATATTCGCTACGTGAGCCGGACATCAAACACGTTAAGCAAACGGTAGGATATTCGAAAATGTACAATCTCGACTATTTCATAATTCTATACGTTAACGCTGCGAAAAAGTCATGGTTTATCAGCGATGAGGATTATGCAAAAACACCGGATATTCGAGCGTTCGGACTGTCCTTTACGGAGGAAGATCGCATTGAATTATACGACTACCTTGCAGACGTTCTCGATTGTGCGAAGACAAAACAGCCACCAGCGTTAGACCTTTCGAAGTGGACGTTTAACAATTTTAAGACGGCATGCGCAAAAGATTTGACCGATGAGGAAATGGCGGAACTTAAAGCGTACACAAGTCGCGTACTGAAGTCTAATCTTCGCGCCAGTGAAAAAGAGGATATTTACGATGCTTTCGAATCGATAAAAGAAATGCGAGCGAAAGGGGAGGCGGTTTGATGGCTGCGTTAATTATTTTAACCGTGTTGATTATAGGATTCCTTATTATGTGGACTAAGTTTAACGCGGATGAAACAAAAAGTATTAATAATCGTTGGGAAAAATTACTGAAGGCCGAGGATGTTAAAGAGAACAATTTCGCCAAAATAAAATATGCGATTGTATCTAAATTGGACGAAAGTGTAGATGAAATAAAAGGGGTAAATTCATTTGTATGGGATAGACAAGACGAGACATTGAAATTATGCAACATGGAAAATCGAATTATTTCAATCTACAAACTATCTGATATATCTAACGTTTACTTTGTACGAGAAGGTGACGAATAATGAGAGTATTATCGTTCGACACTTCGATGTCATCACCCGGAGTCGCCCTACTCGAAGTAAAGAACGGCCGCGCCACCGTTAAGGACGTCAGCCACGTTAAAACAACGACAAGTCAAACGCACGGCCTTCGCGCTGAAGTAGTCGAGGCATGGGCGGTCAGCTTCATTCATAAGCACGGCGCTAAGTTTGACGTAATTGTGCGCGAAGATTTCGTTGGCCGAACGAGTAAACAAGCGCACCCTGTATATTCCGCATGGGGGGCGACCGACCAGGCGCTAAACAAATTCGGATTGAACTTCACAACGCCAGCCATTTCGCAGTCAGCCGTTAAGAAAGCAGTAGTCGGCGTAGGCAAGGCGGAGAAAGACGAAGTAGCTGCAGCGGTTCGGGAATGGACCGGTTACACTGGAGAATTTGCTTGCGATGATGAAAGCGATGCTGTTGCTATCGGCCTAGCGTATTTAATTCGAGAAGGAGTGATTGCGAAATGAAGATATTCAAAGAACGATTGATTGAAACGGGTGTTTACGCGTTGTTTACGGCGATTGGAGCTGGGATTTGGATTGCCGGTTTTATCGGTTTATCATCGCTTTCGGAAAATACCATCAACGCTATCGGAGCCATTGTTATGAGCATTATGCTACTGACGATTGTGATATTCGCAATATATAAAATCGTAATATTTATCAAATGGTTATTCGTAGAGCCTTTCCGAAAAGGTAAAGCGAAATGAAACTTAACGACATGCTAATCGAAATGAATCAGCGCAAACTAGCCGACATTGATTATCGACTGAAACGTTTAGAAGAAAATAAGACGAAGCTACTTGATGAACGCGTCACCGTCGAAAAAGCTATCGTAGATTTGAGACACGCCAAATGAACGTTTACTACTATTCGTTTACTGGAAACATTCGGCGCTTCCTCGCCAACGCCGGCATTGAGGCGCAACCAATTAGCGCAAGTCTTACCGTTTCCGAGCCGTTCGTCCTCGTTACGAATACGCTCGGTTTCGGCGAGGCGCCTGCGCCAGTGGCCGCCTTCCTGCGTAACAACCACGAATACTTAGTCGGAGTTGCGGGTAGTGGCAATCGTAACTGGGGCGGTAACTATGCCAAGGCTGCCGATCTAATCAGCGAACAATATAACGTGCCTATCGTATGCAAATTCGAATTAGCTGGCACGGAAGAAGATGCGAAATACTTTACGGAAAGGGTGCGATGTATTGACGAAGCATATCGAGTTAAATAACGAAATAACACAACGCAACGAAAAAGGGTTTTACCGATTGGAAAAGGACCGTGAAGCAGTCGCGGAATTCATGCGAGAAGTGGAGGAACGCACGGTTAAGTTTGCGGGTACGATTGACCGTTTGGATTATCTGGTAGAAAACGACTTCTACTTCGACGTATTTGCGCAATATGACGTAGAGTTCCTTACGCAAGCCCAAGCAATTGCCGATAGTTACGTATTCGAATTTCAATCGTATATGGCCGTTTCGAAGTTTTACAAAGACTACGCCCTCAAAACGGATGATAAGTCGCAATACCTCGAATCGTATGCAGAGCGTGTAGTTATTGTTGCGTTATACCTAGCGCAAGGTAACACCGACAAAGCTACGTGGTATATTCGCGCGATGATGGAACAACGCTACCAGCCGGCAACGCCAACGTTCCTTAACGCAGGTCGAAGCAGACGCGGCGAAATGGTTTCGTGCTTCCTGCTCGAAATGGATGATTCGCTTAATTCGATATTCCATAACATTAACACGTCGGGCCAGCTATCGAAGATTGGCGGAGGCGTTGCGATAAACCTTTCGAAACTGCGATCACGTAACGAACAAATTAAAGGCATCGATAACGCAGCGTCGGGTGTTGTGCCGGTTATGAAACTGCTCGAAGATACGTTTTCCTACGCGAATCAGTTGGGTCAGCGTAAAGGGGCAGGCGCGGCTTACTTAAACATCTTCCATTGGGATGTCGTTGAATTCCTCGATACCAAGAAAATAAATAGCGACGAGAAATCACGTATCCAGACAATGTCTATCGGCCTGATTGTCGAAAACAAGCTATTCCAGTTAGCGAAAGAAAACAAGGACCTTTACGTATTTGCACCGTATAGCGTTTATAAAGAATATGGCGTTCATATGGACGATATGCGAATGGATTATATGTACGAAGAGTTAGTTGCTAACCCAAACGTTAAGAAACGCGTGGTTATGACAGCTCGCGATATGCTTACGAAGATTGCGCAAATACAACTTGAATCAGGCTATCCGTATTTCATGAATAAAACGAACGGCAATAAACACCACGCGCTGAAAGACATCGGCCAAATCAAAATGAGTAATCTTTGCACCGAAATATATCAGCTAATGGAAACGTCGGAAATCAATGACTACGGTGAGGCCGATAAAATTGGTCGCGATATCAACTGTAATTTAGGTTCGCTTAACATTCCGAATGTCATGCAACCAGGCGACGTATTCCGCGATTCTGTTCACGTAGGTATCGAGGCGCTAACAGTCGTGTCGGACATTTCGAAAATACAGAACGCACCAGCCGTCCAACGAGCTAACGAAGAGCTTCACGCAATTGGACTAGGCGCAATGAACCTGCACGGCTACCTTACGAAGAATCGTATCGCATATGAGTCCGCCGAGGCGCGCGACTTTACCGCAACGTTCTTTATGATGATGAATTACTATTCGATTGAAAAGTCGATGCTGATTGCGAAAGAGCGTGGCGAAACGTTCAAAGACTTTGATAAGTCCGAATATGCGAAAGGAACTTACTTCGAAAAGTATACGCAACAAAGCTTCGCACCGAAAACGGAGAAAGTGCAAAAGTTATACGAAGGCATTTACGTGCCGACTTGCGAAGACTGGGCGCAATTAGCAACGCAAGTAAAAGAGCACGGCTTATATAACGCATACAGACTCGCAGTAGCTCCGACACAATCAATCGGCTACATTCAAAACGCAACTGCATCCGTTATGCCGATCGTTAATCAAATCGAATCGCGCACATACGCAAACTCAACGACGTACTATCCAATGCCGTATATGGACGAAACGAATATGTGGTTTTATAAGTCGGCGTTCGATATGAATCAGTATCGCGTAATGGACTTAATCGCTGCGGCACAGGAGCACGTCGACCAAGGCATTTCGACTATTCTATACGTTAATTCGGACGTTTCCACGAAAGAGTTAGCACGCTATTATATTTACGCAAATGAGATCGGATTGAAGTCGCTTTACTATACGCGAACTCGTAATCTATCGGTGGAAGAATGTACTGCTTGCGCAGTTTAACGTGTTTTCAATGAATTTGGAGGAGGGCAAAGGGAAGTGGAAATAAACAAAACTAAAGATTATATAGAATGTTGGTTCAGTAAAGGGAACAAAACCATTTGCTTATGGAATTTCAAGCACATCAGAAAGAGGAATAAACAGGAATATCCGAACGATCCAGATATTAACGCACAAAGAAAGTGGGGTATTCACACAAACAGAGTAAGAAAAGGCAACCCAGAAGATTCCTGTTTAGATTTAACGATTGATTTGGGTCATATATCAATAAACTACGTTAATTTCGATTACAACAAGAGATACAGAGGTTGAGAGCGAAAACGAATGGAGGAACACGAATGACTAAATACGCTGCAAATTGGAATCGCCACGAAGATGACTTTACGCAAATGTTTTATACGCAAAATACCCGCCAGTTTTGGCTGCCGGAAGAAATCAGCATAACCGCCGACAAGAATACGTGGGCGGAAATGCTGCCAGCGCAACAAGATACGTATATGAAAGTGCTCGGCGGCCTTACGCTACTCGATACGGAGCAAGGTGGCGAAGGTATGCCGTTAATCGCTATGCACGTCGCAGGGCTTCAGCGCAAAGGAGTCCTTTCGTTTATGGGTACGATGGAGCAAATACATGCGAAGTCCTATTCGACGATATTCACAACGCTTGCAACCGAAACGGAAATCGACGAGGTGTTCGAATGGGTTCACAACCATCCGCAACTACAGCGCAAAGGGGAAATAGTTAGCGATTACTACATGCGCCTGTTCAAGCCGGAAGCCAGCAAATACGATTTGTATATGGCGATGGTAGCTTCCGTTTACCTCGAATCATTTCTGTTTTATTCCGGATTCTTCTATCCGTTATATCTCGCCGGCCAAGGCAAACTTACAGCGTCTGGAGAAATAATTAATCTCATAATTCGCGATGAGTCAATTCACGGTGTGTATGTCGGTATGCTTGCGCAAGAGATATTCGCACAATTAACTACGGAAGAACAATTGAACGCATCCAACGAGCAAAAACAATTGCTAATGAAGTTATATAATAACGAATTGGAATATACGCAGGATCTATACGCCAATATCGGCCTAGTCGACGAAGTTAACCGATTCATTCGTTACAATGCGAATAAGGCGTGTATGAATCTCGCAATTGAGCCAGCGTTTGAAGCCGAAGCAATTAATCCGATCGTAGAAAACGGCATGAAGACGGATACGAAAAACCACGATTTCTTTAGCGTTAAAGGGAACGGTTATGTCAAGGCGACTAAGGTCGAGCCGTTAACGGATGATGATTTCGATTTTAGTCGCACATAAAACGTCCAAGGCGAAAAACTTTCCGGAATATGTGCGAAAAATTATTCCGGATTGTATCACCTAGTATAGCAACAAACTAAACGAAAAAGGGAGCGATCTTAACATGCCATTGCCGACCGATAATATGCTATTCGGATTTGAACCGAAGTTAACTAAGGAACAACGCATTTACGTCGACTCGATTTTCGATAATCAATTTACGATTGTTAATGCGAAAAGTGGTACCGGCAAGACAACACTCGCAGTTGCATGCGCTAAGTTAATCGGCAAGCCTTTAGTATACGTATTTTCACCTGTGCAAGAAAAAGCGATGGGATTCCGCCCCGGCAATCAAAAAGAGAAAGAGAGCGAATACTATCAGCCGTTAATCGATGCGTTATTGAAAATTAACGAAGTTCCTTCGAGAGTTATGTATAGCGACGATAATCCGGAGGCAATGAAGTCTGGTCACGTTTGGGTTTATCCTAAATCGCACATATTCGCTCGAGGAACTAACATGGAAGATTATACGGTCATAATAGACGAATCTCAAAACTTTACACGCGGCGAATTAAAGAAGCTGCTAACGAGAATTCACGATAGTTGTACCGTAATTATGATTGGGCATGACGGACAATGCGATTTACCAGACCCGAAGAAAAGCGGATTTAAACCGTATATCGAACACTTTATCAACGAACCTTATTGTAAAAAAGTCGAGTTAACGAAGAATTTCCGTGGCAACTTAGCGAAACATGCAGACGAATTAAAATGGTAGGAGGCGAAAGAGTATGACGAAATATGATCCGCGAGTAGAAAACGCAGCTCAACGCATCGTATATCATATCGAAACAAAAGAGTCGATTCACCTTTCGGACCAATCACGCCATGACATATTCTTTACTACCCGCCACGTTGCCGACTATTGGAAACGCGAATGTGACGAATTACGCGAACTAAACCACGCTTTACGCTGGAACGAATTGCGCCTGTGGCTGAAACGTACCCAGCCGGAAGGCCATTCTGAAATACTCGCCGTCATGGAACGCCTAGACCGAAAGGAGTCAGTAAGATAGCGTACTAGAGACTTAAACTGGAATGAGGGAGGAAGTTAAAGGTGTTAATGTTTATAGTTTATTTATTCGCTGGATTCGGGCTTTTATCTTTCGGGTGGTTTGTTTGGTGGATTACAATACTTTACCTAGAAAGATAGGCGAAAGGAGTCGATACGATGAAACGCAAAGCTAAAGCGGTCGCAATCGCCGGCGTACTAACGCTGGCACTCACCACCTACGCACACGAAACGCAACCGGCAGTAGTTACCGCAAAGCCTGCCGAAACGCCTACGTATATCAGCCAAGCAGCCGTATTGTCAGCGCTAACCGAAACGCCTCAACTTGTCGGCTTAACGGGCGAAGCATCCAAAACGGTGGCGTATACCGACAGCAAATGGTACGGCGACAAAACGTACGAACTGACGGTGCATGGCGAATTCAAACTCGGCATTGACACGCAAGCTTTGGAGGTTACGACAAAGGGCAACACGATTACGATTCGCTTTCCGCAACCGAAGTTAATTAGCGCTGACTTGCCGTTCGACCAGGCGGTGCTATCGAAGGATGTCGGCGTGTTGCGAAAAGACCTAACGGAAGGCCAACTGCAGTCGCTGTACGGTCAGGCTAGAATTGAAGCGATTGCGGAAATACAAGCGAATGAAGATGCGAAAGAGAAAGCGGCAGATGCTGTCGAGCAGGCAATAGAGGATATTATCGAAGCTGTGGCGCCAGATGCGAAAGTAAACGTTGAGGAGGCGGAGTAATGAAAAAAGCGGATGTATTAGAAATTTTAGACGAATTAGAAGCGGATGTTCAAGCAATGCGAGAAGAAGGTGAGACGGATTTACGCACGGTCTTACATTATATCAGTAGCGCTAAATATAACGTTAGAGCATTGGAGGAAAACGAATGAACGTAAATATCAAACGCTTAAACGAACACGCAGTTATTCCGCAATATGCAAAAGCAGGGGATTCAGGTTTCGATTTAGTCGCAACGGAAGATGTGGTTATCGAGCCGGGCGAAACCGCGAAAGTGCCCGTCGGTCTTGCATTCGAATTGCCGTCGGGATATGAATTGCAAATACGACCACGCAGCGGAATTACTTCGAAAACAAAGTTGCGAGTGCAGTTCGGAACGGTAGATAGCGGATATCGTGGCGAGGTTGCTGTAACGGTGGATAATATTACGCAAGCACTTCCGCTAAAAGCACGGAAAGTAAAGGATATTACAGGCGCAATTATACCGAGTGAAAATCGAGAGCTAAACCAGTTTGATACGTATCTAATCCGCAAAGGTGACCGAATTGCCCAAGGTGTAATCGCTCCGGTCGCAACTGCAACGTTTACCGAAGTAGATACGTTAAGCGAAACGGAGCGCGGCGAAGGTGGGTTCGGGCATACCGGAGTAAAGGCGAAAAAGGAATTGCGATCTGAATTTCGCAAAGTTTCCGAATATCGTACGGAAACGACGATTTACTTAGACGAGGATGCCGAATGAAATCGTACGTAATAATTATCGTTGATGATAAAGCTTTATGGTGGAAAAACGTTGAAGCAGAAAATATCCGAATCGATTTCGTAAGGATAGGTGAGGTGGTTCACGGTAGGAGGTTTCACGACCAAAGAATTAACGTAGTTATTAATCGTTCGAAATATCGCAATTTAGACGAAGTTACTGACGAAGGTGTCGCCCGCTGGTGGGCGCATGTTAAAAATGGATTAGATAAAAACGTAGAGATAAGGGACGGTGTAAATAAATGAACGAAATGATTAACGTATTAGACAAAGGGTATGTCCGTCTAACCAACGTAATGGGGAGCGACTTATCTGTCGTAAACTCAGCGCGAGTCAGCTACGATAAGGAATCGCAAGAACTTACCGACAAGGACGCACGCCTTATTAGGTTCCTTGCGCGAGAAGGACATACGTCGCCATTCCGCCACGCAACGTTGCAATTCGAAATGTATACTCCGTTAATGGTCGCTAGGCAGCATTGGAAATATATCGTCGGAAGCGATCATACAATGGATGCTTGGAACGAATCCTCGCGTAGGTACATTACGGAGGAGCCTGCGTTTTATATTCCGCAAGCAGACGAATGGAGAAGTGCGCCGGAAAATTCGAAACAAGGAAGCGGGCAACCTGTTCATATGTTAAACGGAGTCGCATTTACCGCAGAACTAGATAAGTTCGTTAAAGAGGGCGAGCGACTATACGAATGGGCATTAGGTTTCGGAATCTGCGCAGAACAAGCACGACTATTCCTTCCGGCGTACGGAATGTATGTCCGCTATTACTGGACGGCAAGCCTTGCGTCTGTAGCGCATTTTCTTAATCAGCGTTTAGCGCACGATAGTCAAGTCGAAATACAAGAATATGCGAAAGCAGTATACGAATTAGTACAGCCGAAGTTTCCGGTATCATTGGGCGAATTAGTGAAGGAGGCGAAGTAAATGAAAATACACGAGATTGACGGAAAGCAATACGTTGAGGTGGCACGGAAAGCGGAAGTCGGCGAATTGATTACTCCGTACTTTACTGACGGGTACTCCCAGTATTTTACCGAAGGAGAAGCATACGAAGTTGAATGCGAAGACAGGAACGGTGAAATTACCGTTTTTGACGACCAAAATATTGAGCACATTCTTTCGCTCAGTTATTATCGAGTACTCGAACCGGTCGAATCCGAAGACGAACTCGTCACAGCTACCGAAGACAATCCGAAAGAAATGCTCGATTTAGTCGGAAACCTGGCACGCCGCGTAACCGAATTGGAAAAACTCGTCGGCCAATATAACGCCTTATTCCGCGATTTAGCACATCGTTCTGGTGAAAAGTTCACAGCGAAACAGGTTGCCGATATTATCAAAGCGCTAGGAGTTGGCGCCAATGATTAAAATCGCAATCACAGGCGGCCTACGCACCGGCAAGGATACGGTGAAAGAGCGCATCCTCATGACGAACGACCATTTCGTATGTATCGCTTTTGGTGACGCATTAAAACGACTATATCACGATTTACTACCGTGGGTGCCAGAGCATCCGAAACCGCGGGCAGGATACCAGCAATTCGGTCAGACAATGCGCGAGCAATTCGGCGAGGATATATGGATACGCCATGCTGAACGGAAGCTCGCCTTTTACGACCGGCACAAACGCTTCGACGGCGTAGTGCTGAGCGATTTACGTCAGCCAAACGAATATGAATGGGCGCGTGCAAACGGATTTACTATCATCCGTGTCACAGCGCCAGAAGAAACTCGACTAGAACGAGCGAAACATGCTGGCGACAAATTTGACGCAGCGGACCTAACGCATGACACGGAAAGCCACTTCGAAATCTTTGACGTAGACTACGAAATTATCAATGCAGGCAACTTTGACGACCTGTATGCGCAAATAGACGCGATGATGAGCGAATTAGGCAATCGTTCCTCAGCGTTGTAACTCGAAAGCTTCCCAAAACACGGCGCCTTGATCGACACGGCCGACATATTCGAATGTGACCGGCAGGCTATCGCGACTTATCGCTAACTTGTCGCACACCATTTTCCCGGCTTTTGTGCCGAGATACATGCGTTTGTCAGGTTTAACGGTCGATGCGTTCGGTATTTGATAAACGCCTTGTTTAACGATTCCGATTCGCTTGTTGTCGACATCGACCGAAACAATAACGGGTGTAAACGTAGTGACTGCGAGTTTCTGCGCAACTTCTGACGAAAGGCGTAGGCGGTAGACCTTATCGATGGTCATTTTCAGCCCGCCGCGTCGGTTTAATAGTAAAGGCTCAAACGGCATTTTAACACGTCCAATCTAACGAATTTAGTTATACCGCAATTATACGCAATTATAACGAATAAGACAACGCGAAAGGGGAAGTCGCATGAAAGTGTTAGAACTATTCGCAGGAACACGGAGTATAGGAAAAGCATTCGAAGCTGCAGGTCACGAAGTTTACAGCGTCGAGTGGGACGAAAAGCACGCTGACATCGATTGGAACACCGACATAGGAACGATAGCAGCCGCGGACATCCTGGAGCGATTTGGCCAGCCGGACGTAATTTGGGCCAGCCCGGACTGCACTTCGTATAGTATCGCTGCTATCTCGCATCATAGAACGCGCGAACCAGACGGCAATCTGGCGCCTAAAAGCGATTACGCAAAGTTCTGCGATCAAGTTAACGAAAATGTGATGCGGTTACTAAACGAACTGCAGCCGAAATACTGGTTTATCGAAAATCCTCGCGGCGGCATGCGTAAGATGCGTTTTATGCAGGACATTCCGCGGTTCACGGTTACGTACTGTCAATACGGTGATACGCGAATGAAGCCGACGGACTTATGGACGAATCATCCAGCGCCGAACTTTAAACCGGTTTGCAAAAACGGCGCACCTTGTCACGTAGCAGCTCCGAGAGGCAGCCGGACCGGAACGCAAGGACTAAAAGGCTCGGTCGAACGTAGTAAGATACCGGCGGAGTTATGCGAACACATCGTCAAAATTTGCGAAGAAGGAGGCGTTTGATATCGGAACGGTCAAAATTGATACACATGCGAAAGAACGCACGCTTGAAGCGAAATATCCAGCGCTAGACAATCCAACCGGCGTTCGCTTACTCCTCGGCGATTACCATGCGTTAGTCAGCCGTCGATTTGCTGGCGATTATGATGCATGCGTAATACTGGCCGATTTGGACACCGCGCGCGTTGAGGCGCAATTGACCGACCGCCAGGCCGAGGCGTTGTATTACGTGTTTGAGCGTGACATGACGCAGGTAAAGGCGGCCGAACTAATGGGCGTAAGACGGGAGGCAGTCAAACGGCATGTAGACGTAGCATTGGCGAAAATAGCACGCGTATATGAGGCGTGGAGCCATCGCGGTGAAGGGTACGCGTTGAGCGAAAGGGAGGACGAGGAATGAATCGGGATGAGCTCGTAACTATAGCGAACGAATTAGCGCAGAAACATTGGGGAATACCTTTCGACGGTGAATTCGAATTAGTGAATCGGTATTGGAAAAGGATGAACGCTTGTTTTGTATTTAATGGTACGAGTGGCTTTAAATTAATACGCATGAGTAAGAAAGTTAACGACGAACGTACTCGCGAAGAAGTAATCGGCACATTGCTACACGAATTATGCCATTGGTATGTATATTCGCAAGGATTACCCGCGAGTGATATCGATGATGAGTTTATCGCGGAATGTATTCGAGTTGGGGCGCCAATCAGTAAAGCTACCGGAGCACAAAGAGCTTACGAAAAATATATGGAGAAGAAGGAGGCGGCACAATGACTAACGAACAATTAAACGAAAGAATTAACGGGCTATTTGCCGAAACGAAAGCGGGCAGGTTACCGCGTGCCGAACGATTTAAGGCAGTCGAGCAATTAACGGATGAATATATCGCGGCAAGTGGAAAGCGACCTGATATGCGTGTGCTCGATCGACTATCTTCGTTGTGCTTATACGAGGAATTAACGGACAGCAACCCTGACAAAATGACGCAAAATGAGTATCCGATTATGAGCGAAGAGCAATACGCACGTAGGACCGAAGGTAAACACGTTAGAAGACGAGATAAGGACGGCAAGATATTGCCGAATAAGACAGAGATTCCGTTAAAGGCATCATATGATATTGGAACTGACGGACACAATTACCGAACACCGAAGCGCAGACCATTATCGACTGACGAAGCGCTAATAGTAGATTCGAAGAAATCAAGAAATGAAGAGAGACTGCGTAAATACAACGAATTTATAAAACCGGGAATTGTGGAGGTGAGTTATATTGGCGATTAATATTGCGATGCCTGACGATAGCTTGACGTTTAAACGCCGCAAATATAAGGAAATACGTGATATCTTAAAGATTAAGCCTAGTGGCGTGTATTTCTTGTACGACGTTAATCAAACGTTGTTATACGTAGGAAAGACAGTTAACTTCCAGAGCAGATTATTGGCTCATTTTCGAGGTCGGGATACTTCTGCCGAATTTTTCAGACTTATAGACAGTGTTACAGTTTATTTTGTGAAGGATGACTATGAACGGGAAGTTTATGAAACATTTGCCATTAATACATTTCAACCGGATTTCAACAAGGCGAAGACATATTTTAATGACCGAGCTGACGAGTTGTACGAAATTGAAGAGAGAATTTTAGAGTTAGAGAATGAAAAACGCGAAATAATGGAAGATGAAGACGGTGATGGTATGGTAGATCCTGAATTTGAAGTGGACACTCACCTAATGGCTGGTATTCACTTTCACAACAAACAACGAATTTTAGAGATTAATAAAGAAATAAGATCGCTTAAAAAGAAAAAATAACAGGTAATATAGTTACATTTTCTAACGTTAGTTATCTTATTAAGTGATAATTCCAGAAGGTACCTCTGCTCGCCTAGTGCGGGCTTTATTTTTATCTAAAAGGAGACGATGAACATGGCGGACAAGAGCGAACGCTCCAATAAGTCGCGCGAATTATCGATTAAAGTTGACGTAGATGTATCCGAAGCACTAACCGGATTAAAAGCGGTACAGAGAGAAGCGAAACAAGCGACGAGAGCATTGCGTGAACTAGAAGATGCGCAAAATAATCTCGGACACACCATATCGATACCAACTTACGACCATAAATTCGAAGTACCTCCGATTAACCATTTACGAGACGATAGCGACGTTGACCTAACGAACGTACCTACGGCATATCTACATCGCGAGTTAGTAAAGCGTGTAGGAGTTACCGAATATATTATAGACGCACATGATAACGGAAACGTTCTTTATATTAACGGACGCAATATTTTCGTTGAAGGTCCGGCAAGAATCGTGGTGAATCGCGATTGAGTATAACGAAAGAGAATCGCGAAAACCTAAAACGACTTATCGAAGAACTAACTAAACGCTATGAATCAGGCGAAAAGATTGCGTTTTTTAGTGAATCGGTACACGCTAGCACACATAACGGAGAATATGCGGATCAGCAATTTCATTCAATTACGATTGTTTATGAAAACGGTGGTGATAGCGATGAGTAAATGGAGCATGCTTAACAAAGAAACGGGCGAGATTCGCGACTTTGCCGAATTCCAAGCGGCCAAACAACGACAAGCTATCGGCTATACTCAACGCCAGGAAGGCCGCAAACACGATTTTACCTTTACGGACATGACGAACATACACGAAGTCATCGGCAAGATAGACGATAAGCATTGCGGGTATTTACTGTACTTGCAGTGCTTTATTTCGTATGCTGGCGTACTAGTTAACGCTAACCACGAGAAGTCAGCGATGAGTAAGGCGGACATACAATCCGTTGTGGGCTTAAAGAAAACGGCGTTTAGCGAGTTTTTCCGCGACATGACTACTAACGGAATTATATACGCAAATGAAGACGGCTCCTACAGCGTTAACAGTGCGTTTCACTTTAAAGGAACAACCGACAATCCTAACGTAATCAAATCGTTCACTACAAAGGTACGCGAGTTATATACCGGTCGTAATGCGAATAAGTTAGGCTTCGTTTATAAGTTATTGCCATACGTTCATTTTGAGACGAACACTATATGCGCAAATCCTTACGAAAAGGAAGTCGCCAACATAACGCAATTAACGAAACAAGAAATTGCACAATTGACAGGCGTTAGTGAAAAGACGGTATATACTTATCTTCGCAAAATGAAGCTCGGCGATGAATATGTATTCGCTGAAATCAGACGAGGGAACGAGCGTTATTACAAGTTGAATCCGTTCATTTTCTACCGCAAGAATGGTCGTCCGGACGCTACATTGCGTGAGATGTTTCGATTAGGATTTAGCGGAAAGTAAGATCGACTAAACGCGCGTCGGCAAGTTCGTAAAAAGCTATCGGTAAATTCGCGGACGTTTTAAGGGGTCTATCGGTAAATTCGCGGGCAATATTTCGTAGAGATAAAACACAAGATATAGCGTATATATGGCGTTAAATCAACGTTTTAATACTATATGTAGATATATAGTGTGTGAATATCGTAAATTTATTTCTTTATCTTTAGTTCGTAAACATTGCGCCTTAATTCGCTATCGCTCATACGGCGCTGTTACTTTATATGCAAAATACATTATTCGTAAAAGGATATAAGCAATAAAAGACTGGTAGCGTTCAACGAAGTTGGGCGCAAGGTTTTGCACTTATTATAAACGAAAGGAGTAACGTACTTATGGCGAAACAACTAAACGAAAAGCAAATCGCAGCAATCGAATTTCTATCGCTACCTAATCGCGGTAATATGACGTATGAAGAAATAGCGAAAGAAGTAGGCGTAGCCAAATCAACGTTATTCGAATGGAAGAAGCTCGACTATTTTAACGCTGAACTAAAAGCGGAAATTGTACGAAAGACAACGGATAGATTGCCCGAAATGTTTAACGCAATGTTAGACAACGTAATAGAGACCGGCAATGCAGCGGCGTTTAGAACTATCGTACAGATGCACGGAATGTTGACGGAGAAAGTAGAAGTCGATAATAAGAACGGTGGTTCTGCTGATATTGACGAAATGAAAGCGGCAATTGAGCGTATGAGAAATCGAGGTCAGTCCGAATAGGAATATTGCGTAATATATTAATAAGAAGAAACTCGGTAGATATTGCGTAAGGGTATCAGACTATGCCGAACTGGCTGCCGATATTCTACCAGCCGTGAGCTTCTGACGCGTGACCCCTCGAACACTTTCGAAATAGCACCACCGTTTATGCAGTATCGTATGCACTCAACACCGATTACCAACGATTGCCAAACGCTGTTGTATTGCGTGTTCAAGCGATGCATAAACGTAGTGTGAGTCGATGAGTGTAACCGAAGTGGTGTTGACGTTGATGCAATGCGGTTTGAGTCGAAGGTCGAACGTTACTTTAGTTACAAAGGTAACATTGTATATGCGAACGAGTGAATGCGGTATACAGAACGAAAGACGGGGGCGGGTGGTCAAACGAAAACGAATTCCTCCAAGCGGTTTTTAAATCCGCGTATCAAATTTTCACTTTGGGTAGTTGCAGACCACGGAAGGCGGACACGGATGCATACGGCTGCTGGACGAAAGGAACGTTTAGGAGGGCCGAGTCTAAAACCCTCTGTGTACATAGCGTAAGTAGATCGGGCTGTTAACGATAATGTTAACGGTCTTTTTGTATTTACGCAATAAAAAAGCCACCGAGCGTTTAAATCTCGATAGCTTCATATGCGTTATCAATTTCTTCGTCAGTGATGCCGATATACTTCAGCGTCATGGCAGGCGTAGAGTGCCCGAATATCTCCATTATGCGGGTAATATCGAAGCCTTTTGCGTATAGTTGATAGCCGAACGTCTTGCGAAGTGTATGCGTACCTACAGCGATTTTAATGCCGGCACGGTCGGCTGCATCGTTTAGTATGCGGTAAGCCTGCTGGCGAGTAATCGGCTGGTTCGTGCCTTTGCGGCTTTTAAACACGTAGTCACTGTCGGCACCATCTAACGTAGCAACTTCACGCTTAACTGTTGCGCTTAGTTTAATGCGGCGGTACGTTTTGCGCTTACGTGTCGTTTCTGTTTTCGACTCGACTAACGTTAAGTATTCTCGGTTGCGTAGGTCGCCAATTTTTAGCGAAAGTAAGTCGCTCACACGCAAGCCGAGCGAAACGCCAAGCACGAACATTAAACGGTCACGACCATGCAGCGATTTCTTCATCTTCGCAATATCGCGGGAATTTTTGATAGCATCAACGGTATTAATCATCGAATGTTACCTCCAGTTCATTTAGGTTACATTCATAATAACGCAATTAACCACGCAAGTCAACGCGCAAATAATAAATATTCGGAGAGGAGGTCGATTACATGGCGTGGCAAGACGGACGTTGGTTGGACCGAAAAGAACGCACGGAACTAATCGAAATATATCGCGAGTACTTAGCGCTATTAGACGCAAAGTATGGCGCTGATTTGCCCGATGAATTAGTCATCGAGTATTACGACAAGGCTACGGAATTAGAACGCTTAGAACGCATTCAACGCTGCGAAGGAAACCTGCTCGAATTTTCTATCGAATACTTTTCCGACGCAAGGAATGCGGAGAACGACGGTAACTGGGACGGTTTTGATATTACCGATGTAAGTGAAGCGCCAAGTTTCCACCGTGAAATATCCGAGATCATGAACGTTGTTTCAACCGAGCATGTTAACGCAAAGATAGCGGCGGCGGCGCCTCGTTCACATGCTAAGTCGACCTACCTTTCGAAGGCCTTTCCGGTACACGAAATACTTTACCGAAAACGCAAATATACGATTATCATTTCGGAAACGCCAGCAGTATCTAAGGCGAATATGGAATGGATTCGTAATCAGTTGAAGTATAACGCTAAATTGCGCGCTGACTTTGGTCCGTTGTTATCGCCGAAGGATCAGTCAAACATAACCGACAACTCCGAAGCGTTCATCGCATGGCACCCCGACGGAGAAAGCCGAAAACAAGTCGCATTAGTCGAAGCAGCATCGACAGGCCAAGCGCTTCGTGGTCGTAACTGGAACGGAACGCGGCCGGACTTAATCGTATGCGATGACTTAGAAGATGCGCGTCCAGGTGGTAACGCAAGTACGCCCGAACAACGTTCAAAGTTGCGCGATTGGTTTTCGCAAACTGTAATGCCGTTAGGTGACCCGAAAGGAAAGCGGACAGCATTCGTTTATATGGGAACGACAGTGCATTTCGAAGCATTATTAATGCAAGTTCTTTATAATCGCTCGGATTTCACGTCGAAAGTTTACCGGGCAATTATCGAACAGCCTGAACGCATGGACCTTTGGGAACAATGCCGGTTGATTTATGTTGACCGCGAAAACCCTAACCGACTTGCAGACGCACAGGCTTTTTACGCAGAAAATGAAGCGGAAATGCTTCGGGGGAGCAAAGTATTATGGCCGGAAGTGCAGCCGTTATGGAAGCTAATGACGTGGAAATGGGACAACGGAAGTAAAGCGTTTAACACCGAGTATATGAACAATCCGGTCGATGAAGAGTCGATGATATTCAATCCGGAGACATTTACGTACTACGAAGGCGGAATTACGGATTTCGATCATCTTACGTATGACATCTCGATGGGTGTCGATTTCGCGATGGGTAAAGAACGCGGAGATTATTCCGCAATTACTATTATCGCAAAGCACAAAGCCAACGGCTCGATATACGTATTAGACTCGTATGGTGAACGAGTTAACCCGACGGAGTTTATTAAAGTCATCGTCGATAAAGTGCTCGAGTATGAACCGGATGTAGTCGCTGCAGAGGCGCAAGCAGCGCAGGAATTCTTCGTAGACACATTAATTAACGAATTATCTACGGCAGGTTACCCGTCATTTACTCGCGTTAAGAAAGTAAAGCAAAGAACGCGTAAAGAAATGCGTATCGAGGCGATGTTACCGGAAATAGAAAACGGAACTATCCGTTTTAATAAAAAACACGCTTTACTGCTCGAACAGTTTGAGCGATACGGTCAAGGCGGGCATGACGATTTGCCTGACTCAATGGAAATGGCTGTTTCCGCAAGTAAAAGCGGTCAAGTCACTGTCCGTTCGATAGCGAAAAGATCGCGATAACAAACGAAAGGAGGCGCTTAAATGCCGTTCAATGTATTAGCGGATTACAATTTAATGTCTGCGCCAGATATGGACGATTTGCTTTTCTCGCCGTACCAACAAGCGCTAGGAAAACAAACGGTCAATCGAATGCAGCAACAAATTCGGAACTACGAATATTACGACGGTAAACAGCACGTAGATCCGGCGACGGGCCAACTCGTTAAGGCTGGCGATTTAACACGACCGGTTGCACTCGACTATGACCCGACCAGATATGCAACGAACTACTTTAAATCGTTCATCAAGCGCAAAGCACGTTGGCAAATGGGCGGACAGCACGGTATCGCAGTAGCGCCGAAACAGTACGACAAGGTAATAGATTCTGTTAAGCCGGAGTATACGCCAAGTCCGACGCAGGAAACCGAAAACAAGCGCGCTGAGGCATACGAAAAGTTGCTGTATCAGATTTGGCGTGAAAACAAAATGCGCGAAAAGTTACTGCAAGCGGCTCGTGACCGGTTAATCGCCGGAAGAGTCGGATGCAAAATCATGTTCAATCCGAATACTGGAAAAATCAAATGGGTGTTTCGTCCGGATACGGAAATTATTCCGGTTTACTCTGACGATGACTTCGAAGAGTTGATCGCAGTTCATTTCGTTACGTTTAAGACGATTGACAGCATCGAAGTTATTCAGAAACAAACGTTCAGCCTTGAAAATGGCGTGTGTTTTCTCGAAGAGGGCGTTTATAGTCTCGACCTGAAATTGCAGCGCATAATCACCGCAAAACAGTCGATGGAAATCGATTTTATTCCGGTTGTGCTATTTCCAATTTCGGACCTAAGCGGCGAGGACCTGGATAGTACGGAAATCGACGATATGAAAGAACAAACCGACGTTCTTAATAAGATGAACGAAGATGCCATCGATTCGCTTAAATTCGAAATGTTTTCCATGACGGCGTTCTTGAATGTTCCGGAAGGCACTATCGATAAGGTTCGTATTGAGCCGGGCGGAGCAGTAGAAGCAAAAGGCGCAATAGACGGAGCAACTCCGGACATTAAGAAAATCGAAGGTGGCTTCCGTTGGAAAGAAGCGTTTAAGGATCAATATTCACGCGTTAAGTCAGCGCTGCATGAAATTACGTCACTACCGCAAATTGTTCCGCAGGAATTGAACTTCGGGGGTTTAAACGCAGACGCGCTGCACGTTCTGTTCCAGGAGATTATTCAGGAAACGGAAGAACATTGGCTATCATGGGGTCCTCGCTTAGAAGAATTGCACGAAAAAACTGTGCGATATTTACAAGCGCGCGCCGACCGACCAACATTCGGTTACGACCGAGAAGTCGTTAAATCTATCGGTACTGATTACGAAAATGAAATGCGATTCGTTTTACCGTTACCTGATAACCGAAAAGAGTTAGTCGAATTGTTAATGCTTGAAACTAGCGCAGGTTACGAATCAATCGCAGGCGCAATGAACCGATTGGGTGTAGAGAATGTTAACGCAAAGAAACAAGAAATCGATAACGAAGCGGCCCAACAAAGGTCAGCTACGGATCCATACAACGAATCAACCACTACGTAACTATTTGCCTTACGGAATGGCGTAAAACTTTCGGCACTTTATCTAATAGTCTACTCGGACTTTAAACGTGGAGGTAACAAATGAAATTACGATTATTGCCGTTAAATTTACAATATTTCGCTGAACCTAACGACCCGACCGACCCACCTGCAGATCCACCAAACGGAGGCGAACCGGAAAAACGCTTTACGCAGGCAGATATCGACCGAATCGTTAAAGAGCGTATCGAACGCGAACGTAAAAAAGCCGATGAGGCTATCGCAAAAGAACGCGAGGAAGCGGAACGTAAGAAACTCGAAGAGCAAAACGAGTTTAAATCGCTTTACGAACAAGAGAAGGCTGCGAAAGAAGCCGTTCTAAAAGAAGCGGAAAACATGAAACTTGAATCCCTTAAAACTAATTTGCTCGTTAATGCCGGCTACACTGGCGAGCAATTAGAACGCGTACGCAAATATATTGTTGGCGCCGACGAAGATGCACTAAAAGCATCACTTGAAGAACTAAAGCAAGACATTCCGCCGAAATCGGGGGGCGTTGACCCAAGCGTAAATAATCCGCAAAGGCAGCAACCACAACCGAAAGATCAAGCGGAAGAAGGCCGTTCAATTTATGAACGATTAAAAGCGGCGGGGAAAATTCGCCGATAAAACAATACTAGGAGGAATAACGAAATGGCATACAACTTACAAACTTCCCAAACGTCATTCAAAGGCGGAAAAAACATTCTTGCTTCCGAGCATTTTCAATTCGTAGAGGCAGGCGTAACACTTAAAGCAGGCCAAGGTGCTTTTGCTGTAGGTCAAGCGATTGCACGCGAAACAGCAACAGGAAAATGGGTTAAATTCGCAGACGCAAACGTAGCTAACTACGATGACTTCGGTATCATTAACGTCGATGCAGACGCAACTACTTACGACGCAATTGTCGGTGAGGTACTAGTTCGTGGTTCTGTATATGATGCGAAATTGGTGGGCGCTACTGCAACGTTCAAAGGTAAAGTACCGAATATCCGATTTGTAAAACATATCTAATCTTAAAAAACTAAAAATTACTCAATTATAGGAGGAAACAATAATGGCAGGTATCACACATTTAAAGGAATTCCAAAAACCATCACTTCGCGGTCTAGTTGACGCATCAGTTCAAGACGCAGTTCCAACGTTAGGAGATCGTTTCTTACCGAATGCTCCGACGTATTCTAACACTTTCTCATACGACATCATCAAAACGAATAAATACATCGGCGCAATGATTGGCTACGGTTCCGAGCCGCCGGTTGTTGACCGTGACGCAGTTGCTTCTAAAATGGGCGAAATTGCGAAAATGGGTCTAAAATATATCGCTACGGAAGAGGAATTACTCGCATTGCACCAAGCGCGTAACGACGGCGAACACTCCGCAATGGTTGATAAATTAACGCTAAAAGGTGTAGACCTTGTTAACGCAATCCAACGCCGTATCGACGTAATTAAAATGGAAGCACTAACGAAAGGTAACTTCGCTTATAACAAAAACGGCGTAAAAGTTTCCGTAGACTTCGGTGTACCAGCCGAGCATAAAGTTGCTTTGACTGCTGGCGCTGATTGGAACGAAGCTGATCGCGATGTTATCGCTGACTTACTTGGATTCGTAGCAACTTACGAAGCTACAAACGGTCAATCTCCTTCCGTTATCTTGATGAGCCGCGAATCGCAAGCGAAATTGCTAACGAACAGCATCATCGTAACTGAAGCAGGCCGTCCAGTTGGATCTACTCGTGTAAGCCAAGCGGAACTAAACGAAGTATTGAGCGGATTCGGATTGCCACCAATTCAAGTCGTTACTGACCGTAAAGTAACGGTTAAAGACATCTACACTGGAAACGACGAAGTTATCGAGTTCATGCCGGCTAACAGAATCGTAATGCTTTCCGAAGGCATTGGCGAATTCTTGCTTGGTCCAACGGTAGAGAACGACTTCCAACCAGGTATCGTACTTGAAGCGAAGGATAAAGACGAACCAATCCAATCTATCCTACGTGCGGTTGCTGCAGGTTTCCCAGCACTAGAAAAACCATCCTTGATCTTCCACGCTGACGTTTACACAGTATAATGGCGTTGGTAAAAGTTGAAGTCCTTAACGCCGTGGTCGATGGTCACGGCAAGGGCGCAACTATCGAAGTTGACGAGCAGAGCGCTTTGCAATTGCAATCGATCGGTTACGTCAAGATTACGCAAGAAGCGCCGAAGGCTTCGGGTGAAAAAGCTACGTCAGCAGCGAAAAAGCCCGCAGCAAAGAAGCGTACAACTGAAACGAAAAAATAGGAGGGAACGCAATTGGCGAATCTAAACGAACTTGCGGAACGGTTGCTCAAACGGTTTAAAGGCGTTCCGAACTATACGATTACAGACGCAACAGATGTCGTTAGTGACTCGATGCAGGTTCACGGCTATTCGCCGACTGCGGACGTTCCTGACGATAAAACGAATTTAATATTACTTTACGCCCAAGGTGAATCCGCATTGCAAATCGCTTTATCCACGGCTCATTTCTTCGTATACACAGACGGCGAGGAAACGGTCGACAAGTCTAAAATATCGGAACAATATCGCAACCTCGCGACTGACTTACGTAGTGAATATACGCGCGAAAAGAGCGAATCCACTGTTTCGAATTTTAAGCATCTTAGGAGAGCGGACCGATGACGGAACAAGAAAAGCTCGACGCATTGCTCGAAGGACTATCCGATAAATATCAGAAACTCAACGCGAAACAACAAAGATTTGCAGTTGATGAAATTAACCGTGTACGTCTTGAAATCAACGATATACTTGCGGACTATGCAGATAGCGAAGGAATAATAAAACGAACGCGCTTAAACGCATTGCTACGCGAGTTGGAGTCGATTGAAAAGGCAGTACGCACAAACGGTATGAACGCGTTGGAATCGATTATCAAAGAATCGTCGGAAGCTATGACGGTTGGAATCGGTACATCGATTGTTGCCACCGGAATTGCCTTCGATAAAGTGAACGCAAATGTTTTTCGCTACGTTGTAAACAGATTCGGCGAGGACGGTCTTGTACTGTCCGACCGAGTTTGGCAACTGGCGGGGGATCAGCGCGAACAAATATCGAAAGTACTTCGGTCGGGCATTATTCGAGGCGAATCCGTTAATACACTAATCGCTGCAGTACGCCAAGTATTCGCAAATGAAACGTGGAAAATTAAGCGGTTGGTTGTGACGGAAGGTAATACGGCATATCGAGTCGCTTCGGCTTATTCGGCGCAACAAAGCGAAGTAGTTAAAGCGATGCAGGTCCATCGCGGTAAAGCCGACCGACCAGACCACCGTTGTACACAATTAGAACTCGCAGACTCATACGGAATGGGACGCGGAATATATCCAGCCACAGCAAGCGAAATATACATGATGCATCCGAACTGTACCGGTTATTTAACGTACGTGCTAGACGAAAGGTGGTTATAAGATGCTAACGCAAGGTGATATCGAATTTATTAAGCAAACGCGGGCGGAAATAACCGCCAATCGAACGCACGACATTACGGTTTATTATTCGGGAGAAGGTGCTGTCGACCCTATTACGCAAGAGCCAATCGGCGAAGCTACTATTCCTCGTATGGTCCCTTCGGTCGTTACCGAAATATCTTCGACTGCTTCTACTTCAAGCGAGCGAGCATTAGAAAACGGCGTGGCAATCGAAACTGGCGACATTTGGTTTTCGGTGGACCTTAGTTTCATTGCAGATATTGCCGAGGTTATAAGTTCGGTTAAATACGACGCAGTAGAATACGAAATCCTTGCGGGGGACAAGAAAGGAATCGGCGAACGCAACCGAGTCGAGTTTCTAGGGAGGCGAATAACATGAACGTTCAAATACGAATTCAAGGCGTTAACCGTGTTATTTCGGCGCTGGCATACGATGGATTGAAGCGTGATATCGCAAATACAACGGAAGCATACACACGTAAGGCTGCGAATGAGTCAGCGGGAATGGCGCCGGTAAAAGACGGGAAACTTCGAAACTCTATCGTTGCTAGTCCGGAACAAATTGACGAAACGCATTGGCAATACGGTTCAGACGTAGAATATGCGAGAAAGCAAGAATACGAACATAAAACGCAAAAGGCATTCATTCGTAAATCCGTTTGGAACAACGAAACTCCTTACCGCCAAAAGATACGCGACCATGTGCGCGATTTAGGGTAGGTGATACGATGCAAATGGATATACAGCATTCTATCCGGACTTGGCTCGCAAATAAGACGGGGCTTACAACTACGTGGATATACGACGGAGTGAAGCTACCGACAGTCAAACCTTTCCTTACGATTGAGCAAATGCAGAATAATATTTCGCAAGTATCGAAGCTTAGGGAGACAATGCTAACAACTTACCGATTTCAAGTAGGTTTATTCGCTAGTTCTTCAAGCGAGCGAGCACGACTGCAGGAACAAGTTAAAAATCTATTAATGTTTGAAGATATACCCTTAATAATCGCAACTACACCGGCTGAAACAGTCGGTTCTTTTTATGCGCAAGTAACAGCCGAGGTTCCAATCCCGGCGGAAGACGTCAGTAGTACAACAAATTTTCACCACTTGTACTTTGATATCGAGGTAGAAATAACCCAAAACAGGAGGAATAACTAATGGGAATTGAATACAGAGGCGACGAGATTTTATACGTAGTAGCTATTCCAGGCGAAACAGATGCGGAAACTTTGCACCGCCCATTTAACCAAACGGCAGGCACAACAACTATTTCCGCAGACTCTATCGACTTGGATACGAAAGATAAGTCCGGTTCTGATTACGGAAAAGTAACGGAAGAGGTTTCTTTAGAAGGAGTTATTTCAGAAGGAGATCCATTCGTTGAGTATGTTAAGAAAGCAATTCGCGCAAAAGAATTCGTCAAGATTTACGAAGTAGACACGCGTACAAAAAAAGCAGAGCACGGAATGTACATGATTTCGTCTTTCGAAAAGTCATTCGGCACAGGCGACTTTGCAACTTATTCACTAAGCGGAACATTGAACGGTGATGTAACTCCAGTAACACTAACGGAAGTTCCAGAAGGAGCATGATTTACGGCGCTATTACAGCGCCTTTTTTAATTTCGAAAACAACCGAAAGGATGATATAAATGGCACGTTTTGAAATCGAAGGTAATGAGTACGACGTTAAACTTACGTTCGCAGGCGTTAAGTACCTCGGAAGTCTATACGAAGGTGGAGCGCTTAGTCTTATCGGGAAGGCAATGTCGGGCGACTTAGATACTTTTTCGCATATTATTCACGCTGGTCTTTTCCATACGGAGAAAAACTTTGCGCTTAAAACAGTCGAAAAGGCAATCGAAGAGGCATTTGAAGCGGAGAAACTCGACATGGAAGCGATATTGAAAATGTCCAACGAGGTAGTGACGGAAAGTTTTTTCTTCAAGAAAATCGTGGCGAAGTTGGTGGCGAAGAATCCGGAAGCGTTCAAACAAATGCAGGAGATTTTAAGCTAGACGATATCTTGTCGGACGGCTGGCGTTACTTATCGCTGAGACCTTCCGAAATTTACTTACTTACACCTCGCGAATTTACGTTGCTAATGATGGCGCAGCGTGAACGTCAATACGACGAGTATGAGCGACAGTCACACTTCGTAATTATGGATCGAAAAGCTCAGAACACGAAGAAGTCGATTAAGGCGAGCGATTTGTTTAAAAGGCCAGCCGACGAAAAGGCAGAAGCGGAATTACAAGAAGGGGTTGAAAAAGCGAAACATGCTTCGGAATGGTTGGCACAGTTCGAGCAGTTTAGCGGGAAGGAGGTAAGCGATGGCAGACCATAGTATTATCGTTGAGATAGGCGCCAATATTAACGACTTGACTCAACAACTAAACAACGCAAGCAGTACGTTGCAAGATTTCGGTACAGCGACGCAAAGAATCGGCGCAGACATAGCGAAAGGATTCGGAGCAGTTGGCGCAGGAATTGGTGCTGGTTTGGGATACGCAGTCAATATGGCGGCGGACTTCGATACATCTATGCGTAAAGCAGGCGCGATTGCTGGTGCAAATACGCAAGAGTTCGATGCGATGAAACAAGCGGCAATTGATCTTGGCGCAAACACTTCGAAAAGTGCGACCGAAGTCTCAGGGGCAATGACCGAGCTTGCAGCGAAAGGGTTTGACGCAAATCAAGTAATAGCAGCCATGCCGGGGATCATTTCGGCAGCAGAAGCATCGGGCGAAGATTTAGCAATGACATCCGATACCGTATCGTCAGCTCTTAATATTTGGGGACTTGAAGCGGGCGATGCTAGTCGAGTTGCCGACGTATTAGCAGAATCGGCTAACTCAACGGCAGCAGGTATCGAAGACATGCAATACGCATTTAAATACGCGGGTGCTCCGGCTTCGGCGTTAGGTGTTTCTATGGAGGAAACGGCGGCAGCGGTTGGTTTAATGACTAATGCGGGTTTACAAGGCGAAAATGCTGGTACGGCGTTACGTGCGTCCCTACTAGCGTTGTTGAATCCGTCCGAGAAAAACTCGAAGATGATGGAAAGTATGGGTATTGCTATTACGGATGCTGAAGGAAACTTCGTTGGGATTTCTAAACTGGTCGACAACCTTTCGAAGTCAATGGAAGGTCAAACGGATACACAAAAAGCAGCAACGCTTGCATCGTTAGTCGGAACGGAAGCGGTATCTGGATTTTTAGCGTTGATGAATGCCGGTCCTTCTGAGATTGACAAGATGACGGCTTCGTTAGAAGGAAGCGCAGGTGCTTCGAAAGAGGCTGCGGATAAAATGAAAGCGGGTATCGGAGGTTCCATCGAGCAGTTAACGGGTTCTATTGAATCGTTGGCTATTTCGTTAGGTGATCAGTTAGTTCCATACGTTCAGATAGTTGCGGACTTCCTTTCGAATCTGGTGAACAAATTTAACGAACTATCCGACGGTACGAAGAAATTCATCGTAGTTGGTACTGCGATAGTCGGATTAGTGTCGCTATTAGTCGCTGGATTAGGAATTCTAATGTCATTCGTAGGTCTTGTCGCAAGTGGTATAGGAGCGTTAGCCGTTGCATTTGGTACAACAGCAACCGTTATTTTAAGTACTGTAGGAATTGTATTGGCCATTGTCGCCGCAGTAGTAGCACTTGGTGCCGGGTTAGTTGCTGCGTATAATAACGTCGGATGGTTCCGAGATATGGTAGATGCTGCATGGGCGTGGATTAAGAATGCGTTCTTCACAGCGTTAGAATATATCACAGGAGTAGTGCAGTGGTTGATGGCGGATATAAGCGCATTTATTGGCGAACAATTAGCGAAGATAAAGGCGTTTTGGGATGAAAACGGGCAAGCGATTATGACAATTGTTACCACTGTATTCGGAATCATTTGGGAGTACATTCAGATGGTGATGGGGATTATCAAAGGGATTTTCGAAATGGTGTGGCCGATAATCGTCGGAATTCTTAAAGCGGCATGGGAAACGATTAAGGCAATAGTCGCAACAGCCATCGACTTAGTACTCGGTATTATTCAAACGATGTTAAAGGTGCTCCAAGGCGATTGGGAAGGCGCTTGGGAAACGATTAAAGAAACTGCGATGTCTATATGGGATAATATCGTCGGTATCTTCGAGGGTATCGATTTAGCCGAAACCGGTAAAGACATAATCAACGGGTTGATTGGCGGTATTTCATCGATGGCTGGCGCCGTTAAGGATGCGGTTACTGGAATCGGCGAAAAAATCAAAAACGGTTTCACCGCATTCTTCGATATCAACTCGCCGTCAAAGGTTATGAAAAACGATGTCGGGCGTTGGATTCCAGCCGGTATTGCTGACGGTATCACCGGCAACATTAGCTCCGTTATTGCAGCAACGAAGGAAATGTCGAAAGCTATTATACCACAAGCGGAAATGTCATTAGCGTACAGTACGCCGACGGGCAGTATTAGCGCAACGGCACAAGCGCCAGCAGTCGAAAGGACATCGCAAGATACTGTCGTTAACTTCGACCGTATGTTTGACGGTGCAACTATTAACGTTCGACAAGAAAGCGACATCAAAGATATTGCACGCGAATTATACACATTACAAAAAAGCGCAACACGCGGAAAGGGGCGTAGATAATGAGCGTTTGGATAGACGATATATACGTGCCGGATATCGGCGTTATGGTGCTAGAGGGCGGTTCGGAACCTGCGTTACCTTCTACGCGTGATCGTTCTATAACAATTCCGGGAAGGCCCGGTGCGTACGATTTAGGCGGAGAACTTGGCGTAAGGCAATTCGAAATACCTTTCGCTATTTCCGGTCCTCGCGACCATAACTTAATTGCGGGGAAAGCGCGGGAGTTTGCCAGACTTTTCTTAAATAAATACGGAAAACCAAAGACGGTTAAGCTTCGTTTCGATTCGGAGCCTGACCGTTTTTATTATGTGAGATATAGCGGTAGTTTGCCTGTCGAAAGAGTTGCTTATACAGCGAAATTTACCGTCCCATTAACTGCGTTTGACCCCTACGCAAAATCGTTAGCTACAAACGACGAAGTTACATGGGGAAGCGAAGAGATTACGTTTGAGTCGCAGTATCTGCTCGGGCACAACGGCGGAGGTCAGCAGGTGGTATTTACTAGTGCTGGTTCTACTAACGTCACAGTCGACGGAGAAATGGTCCGCCCAATTATAACGGTTACTGGTTCGGGTACGAACGTAGCAATTAGAGCTAACGATAATGCAATGTCTATCGGTACCTTTGCGAACAAGACATTCGTAATTGATTGCGAAAAGTACACCGTATCGGTGAACGGAACCTATTCTCTTTCTTCGATGGTTGGGAATTTTATCGAATTGTTTAACGGGGATAACACGATACAAGTTAGCGGAAGTGGATTGAATTTAACAATCGCAATTAATTTCCGTGATCAATATATTTAAGGAGTTGGTGGCGATGGCGGATTTAATTAATGCAGGTGACTCGCTTAATATAGGGCGGAACAAACTAAACGCAGCGATTTCGGATGTTGCGGCGGCTAAAGGAACAATAGACTTAGCGAAAAGTACGGCGGAACAGGCTTTAAGCAGGAGCGAAGTTACACAAACGCAACTAGGGAGTCTTTTCGATTTAGGTGTACGGAATTTATATAATAAGGCCATTGCGGTAGCAGGATATGCGGTAGACTCAGCAAACGGAAATTTAGTCGCTAATGCTACGTATAAGGCTAGTGATTATATTGCCGTAATTGAAGGTGCAGAATACTTTGTTACAAACACGTATAACATCGCCTTCTATAACGCGGATAAGATATATGTTTCAGGGAAGCTTGGAGGTTGGTCGCGTCCTTTAATAGTTCCTATTGGCGCTAAATATTTAAGAGTTACCGCACCTAGCAATGATAATTTATTTATGGTCGTGCAAGGTAGTGACCCTTCTTCATATATCCCTTACGGTGATTACAACGTTAAGATTAATGACACCTCACTAATAAAAGCAGTTAAAGAATTAGGATCGCAGGCTATCGATAATCATTCGTTTAAAAAAAATGTCTTAGGACTAGACGTATTAAAGCCTTTTAAAAGTACAAACATCAACTTAGCTAATCCTTCAGAATTCGCATTGGTGGATACTGCAGTTGATAATACAAGTGGAAACATAGTCCCTAGCACGGGGTATCAAGCTTCTGGTTATATCGAGGTGGATGCAAATACTAATTACTGCGTATCAAACACTTACAATTATGCTTGGTATGACAATAATAAATACTATATTTCGGGAGTTGCAGGCGGGTTCACTTCAAACAAAATAACTTCTCCCCCGAATGCAGCTTATTTAAGAACAACCTTTAATGCGAGTAGTGTCACAAAAATGGTTGCAAAAGGAGATACTTTACCAAGTTATGTAGCATATAATCCAACAGGAATAAGCTTTGTGAATGATGATTGGCGTAAGAAGTTTAAAACCGAATTAAACGTCTTAGATCCTGCCAACCCAAAGTTCCCAGAAAACGTTATACCTGTGGATACATTAGTTCCTTTTAAAATAAACAATGTTAATATTGCAAATCCATCTGAGTTTGCAGCGATTGACACGGCGGTTAATAATAGTACGGGTGCAATATATGTTGCAACGGGTTATCAAGCATCAGGCTATATTCCAGTTACAGGAAACACTAACTACTCTATATCTGACCGATATAATTACGCTTGGTACAACGTAGACAAAGTTTATATTTCTGGTGTTGCTGGTGGATTTACTTCTAATACGATTACAGCACCATCGAACGCTGCCTTTCTGAGAACTACGTTTAATGTATCACGTAATAAAATGGTCGTAAAAGGCGATTCGCTACCTACTTACACTCCTTACAATCCTAAAAATGTAATTTTTGCAGACGACGAGTGGAAACAAAGTTTTGTAAGAGCTTTAGGAGTGTCTACCTCAAGTTCAAGCAGATTAAGCACTTTAAAGTGGAACGCCTTAGGTGATAGTATAACTTTCGGGTTGAATGCAGACGGTTATCCTTATCATACTTGGATATCCGAAAGAACCGGAATTACAGTTAGAAACTACGGCATTTCAACCTCAACTGTAACTGAAATGGTCGATAAACCAGATCCGAGTATGTATAACCCAATGTGCATTAGATATGCTGATATGTCTGATGATGCAGATATTGTTACGATAATGGCAGGAACAAATGATGTAGGACACGGTGCTCCACTTGGGGTAATGACAGATAGGGGAACAACAACTTTCTATGGGGCATTGCACACTATGTTAACTGGAATTATCAATAAATATCCAGGCAAGAGTATCGGATATATGTTACCTCCTTATGGAAATCCGGACGCAAGGAATGAGCAACCTTATATAGACGCGATTAAAGAGGTCTGTAGATACTACGCTATACCTGTATGTGACACTCACTCAGGAAACGGACTGACATCAAGGGTTCAAAGTAGAAAAGACATTTTGATACCGGACGGGTTACATCCTAGTAAGGCTGGTCAACAAAAACTTAGCTTTAAAATTGAACAATTTTTATTATCTATATAGTAGCGAAACCATTTGGAGGTGATTCGTTTTGCTATTAAAAGTTTTAAATACGCAACGACAACTCGTAGCATATCTCGAAAATGCCTACGAAGTGTCATACGAAAAGAAGCTGAACGAAATCCCGTCGGCTTCTTTTTCTTTGCCCTTAGATGATCCTAAAGTTGCGGAATGTTTACCGTTTTATTACGTAGACATTCCTGACTACGGCCTTTTTCGAATCATGCCGAATTCAGCACATCGTTCTGAATCGGAATATAAAATAATATTCACCTTAGAACACGTTTTAGCAACGCTGTTGGACGACGTGCTTTTTCGTTATCACCAAACGACAAATCAAACAACGCGTTACAACATCGAATATATTCTATCGAAGCAGACAACGAAACATTGGGTACTCGGCGAATGTGTATTCGAAAAGTACTTTGCGTATAAGTGGGAGAATGAGAACGGATTGCTCGGCGCTATACACTCCATTGCGGAACCTTTTTCGGAAAGCTACGAATGGACTTACGATACGTCATCGTACCCGTGGACGTTGAATCTTGTTCGGCCAGAAGTCGTGCCATCCTGCGAAATAAGATACGCGAAGAATATGATCGACATACAGCGCCAAGTTGACCCGACTAACATTACGAATCGAATTTACGCGCTAGGTTACGGCGAAGGTGTTAACCAACTAACAATTGAAAAAGTAAACGGAGGGGAAGCCTACATTGAAGATACTCCGTCAATTTTAGAATTCGGATTGAAACCTTACATCTATGCCGACACATCCATCGAAGATGCCTACACGTTACTTGCGAATACTGAATCGTTACTACAGCAATCGAAGCGACCGAAAGTATCATACAGTATAAACGCTGTGGACCTTTCGGAATTAACTGGCGTAAGTTCAGACGAATTCAAATGCGGAAGAGTCGTGCAGATAATCGATCCTGACTTCGGAAAAGTTATTCAGCGAATAGTAAGCGAATCGCGTTCTGATGTAAAAGGAGCGCCGGAAAACGTCTCGCTTGACATCGCGAATAGGTGGGAAGACATCTCCGATTCAATCGCCAACCTTGAACGTAGTCGTGAAATCAACGAAGTGTATTCGCAAGGTGCCACGAATATTGATTCGCATAACTTTGCGGATAATGCCGACAGCGACAATCCGGCTGAGATAACGTTTTACTTGCCTGACGAATTAGTGCGGATTAATAAACTCGTGATGTCGTATAAAACGGATAAGTTTCGAGCATACGAACGTGCAATTAAAGGTGGGGGCGCAGTCGTAGATACGACTAAATCTGGCGGTGGCTCAACTGCGACAAGTTCGAGCGGTGGTCAGTCTACGCAAACAAGTTCAAGCGGCGGAGGTGTTAGTACTTCGACAGCAAGTGGCGGAGGGACTTCGGAAACTTCTAGCGCAGGCGGGGACCATTCGCACTTAGTATTTACGGCTGCGGACTATACCGGTCCTGTTACGCCGATAAGATATCGCGGTGCTGCTGGCGGTGGGATACTAGAAATCGACGGGAGTGGAGGCGACATTTACACGGCTGGATCTAGCGGAAATCATAGCCATTCCGTTACAGTTCCGGCACATACGCATGATTTTAACGTTCCTGCTCACACACATTCAGTTTCAGTTCCTGCCCATACACATGATTTGAACATTCCAGCGCATACGCACGAAATAACCCTACCGAATCATACGCACGAAATCGAGTTCGGCATTTTCGAGTTGAACGAGACAGCAACGGCGGTGCAGATAATCGTAGATGGTAATACGGTGCCTGTCACGGCAACGAGCGGGAATCTAATCGACTTGATTCCGTATTTAGACGTCGATTCGAACGGTAAGGTTGTCCGCGGTTGGCATACAATTCAAATAAAGCCGAACAAACTTGCGAGAATTACTGCGCAGGTCTTTTCGCAAGTGTTCTTACAAAGTCGCGGAGGAGGTGATTACTAATGATTAAACTGACGATTACAACGCACAGTGGTAGCGAATTCCATGCGGAGGTGACCGAATATAATCCGGTTCAAATCAACGATGACTTAAACAACAATACAATTAACACGGTGGTATTTGGCGACGTTATTATTTCGCGTGTCGATGTTAAATCCGTTGTGAAGGTGACAGAAGATGTCGCACCGTTACTAGAAAATTAGAATTAGACGTCTTTAGTATACGATGAAAGGAGGCGAAAGTATGGCGGAAGCACCAAACGGGCGTGAGATGTACGACTTAATAACGGAAATCAAAGTCGAGTTAGGCGTTATTAATACGAAAGTGGATTATTTCTCAGACGTTAAACAGAAAGCGGAAGAAGCGAAAAGCACTGCGGATACTGCGTTGCGTGTAGCGGAAGAGAATCGCGAAGATATACGCGATATGAAGGCTAATTCGAAGTGGATTTGGGGAACATTGATTTCAGTTGCGGCAATTATTGTATCGGTGAGCATTGCGGTTTTCACATAGGCGAATCGGCAGTCGCTAGATTACGCTGGAACGAAGTTGAGCGACCGCCGACTCCTCAAAATTATAACACGAATAGGAGCGAATAAGAATGGGTAAAATAGTGGACATTTCGCATTGGCAAGGGAATATTGATTGGGCTGAATTCGCAAAGGAAGTCGACTTGGTAATTATACGCGTACAGGACGGAAGCACTGGCGAAGACCGCGAATATAAGAACTACATTGCAGGCGCTAAGAAATACGGAGTGCCATTCGGGCATTATGCGTTTTGCCGTTTTGTCAGCGAAGCAGATGCGAAGAAAGAGGCGCAAGACTTCTATAATCGTGGCGACAAAGATGCGTTGTTTTGGGTCGCTGACGTGGAAGTAAAAACGATGGACGATATGACGGCAGGCACGCAAACTTTCGTCGATGAATTGCGTAGACTTGGCGCAAAGAAAGTCGGAGGTTACTTCGGCCACCATACGTATGAACCATTCGGCATGAAGAACGTGAAGAATATCGACTTTACTTGGATTCCGCGCTACGGCTCAACTAAGCCGAAGTTTGCTTGCGATTTATGGCAGCATACGGATTCCGGCAAAGTCGCTGGCGTAAATGGTGGCGTTGATTTAAATACGCTGAATGGCGACAAGGATATCGAATGGTTCATCGGCAAGCAGCCTGAAAAAGTTGTCGAGCCGATCAAAACGGAAGTGAAGGCGGAAATAGTAAAGACACCAAGTAAAGCGACTACACCTTCGACTTACAAAATTAAAGATGGTGACACGCTCGGTAATATTGCGGCGAAATATGGAACGACTGTTGCGAAGTTACAATCGCTAAACGGAATCGCAAATGCTAACAAGATATACGCAGGACAAACGATTAAATTGAGCGGAACTGCAGCGAAGAAAACAACGTCTACTTCTTCTAGCGCTAAATATCATACGGTTATAGCAGGCGACACAGTTTCGAAACTGGCAATTCACTACGGTTCTACGCAAGCGCAAATCAAGGCGTGGAATAAGCTCGATAGTAAATATAGGATTTTTGCTGGTAAGAAAATTCGCGTCAAGTAACGCGCTAACAAACGATAAGGGAGCGATTAATGTGAAACGATTTAAAAACTACGTATTATGGACGGCGGTAGCTTCGTTAATTGGTATGGCGATGGTAGACTTCGGAGTTATTCCTGATACGACACTGTTTAATGAGTATGTTGAAAAAGCTTTGTATGTTGCCGTATTGTTGGGTGTCGTGAATAATCCGTCTAATGGAACTGGTTTAAAAGACGAATAAATAAACGCAAGCAAGAGCGAAATATTTAACGAAAGCTCTTGCGTACATATAACGCATGGGTTAAAATAAAAGAAAAACAGTAGGATGTGTTACAGATGAAAAAATTATTAATCACACTTACATCTTTGATGATTGGATTTATGGTATTTGTAATCATAAACGATTTACCTACAAAAGACACAGTAATTGCGCATGCTGAAGAGATAAAGCCGCATGAAGATAACTTCGAAGATCAAATAATAAAATATGCAGAGGCAACTCAGTTAAAAATAAATATGGGCGATAGGATGAATCGTGCAGAGTTTCACCAGTACATTAACCTAACAGATAAATACTTAGATAAGATAGAAGAAGAGAACGTAAATGATTTATATGTTAAAAAGATTCAAAAACTAAAAGAATTGCTTTTATCCCAAAGATTCAACCAAGTTATTGACATATTAACAATCCCGCAAGCTGGTGATGCTGATTTCGTGGGACCGATAAAATGATAATTGAGGCGGGCGAGTAAAAATCGTTCGTCTCTTTTTTATGTTCCTATGGTATAATTTGGACAAAGGAGTGTTTTTAAATGTCGGAATTATCAATAATGGAAGTTGAACGCAAGAAGGGTAGCGCAGCAGGTTTTGTAGGACGCCTATTCGCATTTACGATCGGCGGATTCGGAATATTAATATCGTGTCTACTATTCGTCACTATAATCGGAATACTACCATCGATAGGTTTATTCGGAATATCACTCGGCATCATTTACGCTGCGATGGGCAAACAGAAAGTCGCATGCCCATATTGCGGAAAGAAGGCGCATGTAATGAAGCACGCAGAAAACCTATCGTGCTCAAAGTGTCGTCAGCATACCGTAATTGATTGGAAATAATATATACTTTAATTCTGGGAGGCTTGTTTTATGTGGGATGATTTAGATAGAGTAGTTGAGTACGAGGGAGTCGTTTATAAAGTTGTAATGCAAATGGATAACTATTTATTATTGGTTATTCCTCAGGAGGATGTTGACAACGGTAGGTTTCCTTCCCAAGCAGTAGTGATTCCTGACTTGGAAAGAAAATAGTATAGAATCGGGGCTCGTGTAACTGTGGAGTCTCTTTTTTTAGTTAAAACTACACACGTACATGCAACATTTCGCAACTACCCGCATATGCTTTAGCGTAAGTGCAACGCGATAAAGCGTCCGTAGGAAAATTGCGACCATACATAATCGAGCCGTCTGCCGTTTGGTAGGCGGCAATTTTTTCGTTTATTTCGCGAATATTTTCGTAGGGACGTGCATAGAGTACGTGAATTCACGTATATTAGGATTAGGCGGCAGTTACTAACCAGAAAGTAACCGAATGAACTTTTAATCGCTGGTTACTACGTAGTTACTAACCGCACTATATACGTGAGGTGGACGTTATGATAGTAGCGATAGACGCAGGGAATAGCGAAGTTAAAGTTGCGAGCGAGCGCGGACTCGATCGGTTCTCGTCGGCGATTGGAGAATATCGCAAACGTAATATCACAGAGAAGCACGGTAAAGACGATATGGTGTTCAAATATGGCGAGCGCAGAGGATTCGCGGGCACATTGGCGTTATATGAGTCCGAATACGGTGGTGCTATTATGGGCGAAAGTAAAGCGCACGATGACGCTAAGTTGCGAGTATTGTTGGCGCTACATAGACTTGGCGTTTCTGATTCGTACGATATTGTCGTAAATCAGCCGATAAGTATGCACAACGATACGGAAAAGAAGGCGATTAAGGATATGTTAAAAGGCGAGCACGAAATAACGGTAAATAATTCGAAGAAGAAATTCGAAATTGCAAACGTAACAATAGCGGCAGAGGGCGGTGTTGCATTTTGGGCGAAACCTAGAACGGGCATTGTGCGAATCATCGACGTCGGCGGCGGCACCGTTAATTGCGCGACGATACTCGATAAGCGGTTCATCGACCGAGATTCCTTTACGCTACCTTTCGGAATGAAGACGGTAAAAAACGCCGACCCTAACGAATTAGTGCGCGGCGTTGTTATGAATACGACGAAGAAATGGAACGCTAATGATATCGTTTATGTGGTAGGTGGCGCGGCTAAAGTATTAACGCCAATCTTTACGCAATACTATCCGAATGCAATAGCGTTAAATCCGATGTTTAAAACTCAGGAAGTCGATGCTATATTCGCCAATGTAATCGGAGCGCTTGCGATAGGAAGTGCCGTTTATGCCGAAAGATATTAAGAACCGGCCAGTAGCGTTTAATATTAACGATCCTTTTCAGCGAAAACTATACGAATACACTTACACCCATACGAACTTTTCTGCGTACGTCAAAATGCTAATACTGCGCGATATGGATAGTAAGAAAGCGGAAAGTCAGCCGAAAGTCGTTGCGCAAGTGGCAGAACCGCAAATTGATATCGATTTAGCAAACAGCTTTATCTAGCCGATAATATTCGCTAACAATCCCACTAATGCGCCTAAGCCAGCGCCAATAAGAAAATACATTCGGATTCACTCTCCTTCGGCGATTTATAATGTTAGTATGTACGTGAACTCACGTATGTATTCATGGAGGCGAAAGGAAATGCGAAAAAACTTACGAGTACAAACGGTCGGGTCCATCAGCGAATTTTTACATCCGACTCCATTAACGGAAAGAATCGAAGGAGCCAACGTATATAAATTCATTGCGCTAGGCGGAAAGCTATTCGCGGTCATGGCGCCACGACAAGTATTCGCTGCGACTGCAGATGCGACATTTGGAAACGTATGGACTGCCGTTATGAATATAGTCGATTGGATTGTAGTCGGCGTGTTTATCTTCAGCGGAGTTTCATGGATGTTCGGCCATCGTACGAAAGCACTCGAATTGCTAATCGGTGGAGCTGCCGGTTACATTTTAGCCCGTCACGCGATAGATATTCGAAATTTTCTTAAGGCTCTATAAGCGAAAGGGAGGCGGTTATTGTGGAAGTGTTAATTAATGCATTGAAAGTAGCGGATATGGACGAAAATAGTTTTTACTCATTGTTGGTTGAATTGTTAATTGCGCACACGGAAGAAGCGGAAGAGGAAAATGAGCAGTTGGAAACGCTACTTACTATAATGCACAATCACGTTTGGAGGCATGCGTAATGGGATGGTTCGAAGGAATTGCGGATCGTATTGTAGGTGCGGAAGTGAAGTATATTACAAAACCATTAGGCGAAGCGTTAACAGACGGAGGTATCTATATACTTAACGCAATAACGGACGTAATGCCGGAAATCGGCGCAGGTATAGTTGTCGTTTGCGCAATCGGAATTATGCTAACGGGCGACATTCCGAAATGGCTGGCTCGAATGGCTGTCGGCGTAGGAGGTGCGATTATATGGTTGCTGAACGCATGAGCGCTAAACGCATGAAGTTATCGGAGTACTTTGCGTATCAGCGCAACGAAATGATTACTTACAGACTTACTCCGCATAGTAGTGTTACGAATAATCAGAACGCTAAGATGTGGCGAGTGCTACATAAAATGTACGAAATATATGACGCAATGCCTGCCCGTTTAACTCGCGAAGGGTTTAAGTTTACTGCACGCGAAAAGGATACGATATGGTTCGACGTAGTGTTTCGCCAAGTAGACGGGCACAAGTCGGTCGAGTACTACGTCAGCACTACGCAGATATGGGCGAAGAAGTTTCGGGAAATCATCGAAAACTATATGCGAGTAACGGTCGAAGTAGCCGACAAGACTGCATTAGTTGTGCCGAGCGAAAACGAATTAACGCTACAGGAATTACGGCTGTCACGTCATGATATATTCGCATTGCAAACGAATCAATCCGAACAGACTTCGCCAGTTGCTTCTATATTAAGTGCGCTCGATGACGTATCGGAAGATGGTGATTACGTAAGGTTGTCCGTTTGTACAGAAACGCTAGGTCGCCGTAAATGGGCAAAGAACGCCTCGTATGCGCACGAAAAGCTATCGAAAGGCAAAGTACCACAGCGTGCTAAACTAACGGCAGACAAGGCGTATAAGACGTTAGGAAAGGCGCTTGGTACGTTTGTAAACGAACTGTACGATATTATTAACGATATACTGCACGCGGTAAGTAGCGTGTTCTTTAAAAGTGCAGGCGGGTTCGAAAAGCGAAAGATCGTCGACAAGACCGATGCGCTCATTGACGAAATCCAAGCGAATAAAGTTAGCGCTAAATCTGCGGAGAAAATGAACCAGCCCGTCTGGAAGTCGCATATAAGAGTCGTTGCTAGTACGAAAGAAATTCTACGCGGTCAGCTCGTAGCCAATACGATATCTAGCGCATTTGGGGAAATAGCGGGCAATAACGAACTGCTGCCGTTTAAGATTCGCATGAAAGCGCGCAAGCGAGAAGTAATCGAAGAATTAAACACATTGCGATTATCTCAGCGTACAAAAGCAGACGGCGACGTATCTCTATTATCATGCGTCGAACTGGCGAAAGTTTCGATGCAAATGCCGACTGCAGCCGTTCAGCAACGATACGAAGAAGAACTCGCAACTAAGCGTCAAGTCGAAACGGACCTGCCGAAAATTATGATACACAAGAAAAGCGAAAAGTATGTGACGTTGGAAGGGATTCGTATTAGTATTGGCGATTGCAATATTACGCAAAACAGCCGTCAGGTCCGTAAGCAATCTCGCAAGGAAAACGGCATTCTTATCGGACATAGCGAAGTGCGAGGCGTTAAGTATCCGATTGGCTTACCGACGAGCAATCTCGACGAAACATTCCGCAGTTACGGTTTAGTAGGAGCGCCACGTATGGGCAAAGACACGTTAGCGAAAAACCTCGTAATAGAAGGCGCCTTGAAGCACGGAATAGCTTCGTTTGTTATCGACGCAATAATGGAAGATGGCGAACGTGGATTTGCGGATGGAGTACGGGATTCACTGCCACCTGATCGCGTTATTGATATCGACCTGTCTGACGCAGAATATCCGGTGCCGATGGACCTAACGGAAATAGTCGAGCAACTAGGCGCCAATGGAGCGAACCGTTTTGCGCAGGAATTAATCGACTTTTTCGGCGACATGGAATCGATGGGGCAATCGCGGGCTATCTTGCGTGAATTTGCGAAGGCAAGCGGTGGGTCTCTATTCGCAATTAAACGCCTATTAGAAGACGAAAGTTACCGCGAAAAGAAAGCGAGGGAATTGCGTAAGCAAGGAAACGTAAGGACAGCGGAGTTTATCGAGAAGTATGCGTCTGAATGGGGCGAAGATGCAAAAGGACTACCGAAGATTGTACGAGACGGTCAAAAGGCGCTTGATGGAAAAGCGGCCGCAATCCTAAACCGTTTGGACGAAATGCTTGGCGACGACGTATTGTACCGTATATTTGCGCAACCAGCATCGCCGGAAATTGATTTCGCAAAGTGGATACGTGAGGGCAAAGTCGTAATATTGCGTGTTCCCAACCGAAAGCTTGGCGCATTATCGGCGAAAACATTAATTCATTGGATAACGCTAAAAATATTCATGACGAAGCTGCTTATGGATCCGAACGACGGCGGAGCATTTATCGTATTTAACGAACCGCATCAGTTCCTTACGCCAGGACTCAAAGCGCTAATGCAGCGTATTGTACTCGAAGGTCCGAAGTGGCGACTCGCCGGTATATTCGCATTTCACCATTTCGATTTATTGCGACACGGCTTAGATGATGACTTAATAAGCGGCGGTATCAACTGGTTCCTTTTCGCCAATGACAATCGCAAAGTATTCGAGCGTTTGGAATCGCAATTAAAGCCAACGTTTGACGTAGACTTGGCGCTAATGACAGAAGCGTACGATGCGATCGTAATGGCCCGTTTTGGCGGACGTAGACAGAACGCTTTTCTTATGCGGGCACTTCCACCGGCAAGTCAGCGCGTTCAGCAGTACGATAATTCATTTTTAACGAAAAGGCACAGTCGTATGTATGGTCGCCATTGGCAAATGGTAGAAGAATTATTGGCGAGCAATTGACAATCGAACCTATGTTCGTATATAATTACGGAAAAAGACACGGAGGCGATAAGCGTGATTAAAGATCGAGGCACAATGAAATGGACGGCGATTATGTTGCCGGAGTTAGTCGAACAATTACAAGACGCATTCTACGAGGATGCAAATATCGTCAGAAATAAACCGGTGATAGACGAACACCAACGAGCGGAGTTTGACGAGCAAATACTATACGCAATGGAATACAACTATCCGGTTGAGTTTATCACTTGGCACGAAGGGTACAAATCGGTCACGACCGGCAATATCCATTTCGTTGATAAAATTAACGAGCATATTCGCATAAAATTACTCGCAGATGAAAAGACGTTAGACCGCGTTTATATTGCGGACATCATTGGCGTTAAAGTACTCGAACTTGATGGAGATTAAGCGCCACGAAATTCGAAAAGGTCAGCCACGTTATGTACATCCAAAGCGCTTGCAATTAGTCCGATATGTTCGCGATTGATTGTCGAGCGTTGATTTTTCACAATCTCACCGATAGTGTTCGGAGTTAATCCGGTCATTTCTGCAACCTGCTTATTAGTCAGTCCGCGCTCCTTAATAATTTCTCCCACTTTATTATATAGAACCATGAAAAATCCCTCCTTATTGTTAATTCTATTATAACTAAATAGTGACGGTTGTACAATAATTTTTATTGACATATCCATATATCGATATATAATTATTTGTATATTAGATTGCCGAAAGGGGAAACGGCTATGCACTATTTAGCGGAACACGCAACGTTTGATTCAAAAGCGCAATTAAACGCGGCGATATACGAACACATTCGCAACAATACATACGAATTGAATGAAACGGACCGCTTGGCGCTTAAGATGATCGCTAGGTACTGCGTTAAGTTTTACGGCGCGTGTCATTTGCGTGCTTCGAAAATAAGCGAGCTGATTGACCGCAGCGAAAAAACGGCCAGGCGAATCGTAAACAAACTGGCGGAACTTGGCATTATCGAAAAGGTTGCAACGTTAAGGAAAGTAAGCGGAGGAAAGGGCGCTAACATATTGCGAATACTACCGCCGAACAACAATGTCCAGTCGAGCGTGTCCAATCGGACAGCCAGCGAAACGCCTACGGAGAGTAAGTCCGAGCTAGCGAAAAACGAAACGGAACCATCGTATTTTAATAAACAAAAATCAATTAACGTATTAGATACGGCGGTTGAGCCAACGGCCTTGAAAAACGTGCTGCCTAGCGGAATATACACAGCGATGACGAAATACTTCCACAACGCAGATGCAATTTATAAATTCTACGGAATATTGCTACGTGCTAAAGCGAGCGTAGATCCGAACGTAGTCATCGAAGATAACGTCGAGCCATTTATCGAAGCATGGAACGCAACGATACTGAAAGCGAAACAGCAAAAGATTCGCAACATGGACGACTATTTGTACGCAAGTTGGAAGCAGGCGACCTTAACAGCGGTTCGATTACGGACCAAGGCGCAAAGCATGGCGAGTAAATTTGCGGACTGGCTAGACGAACTATAATACGACGTGTTAAGATAAAAACGGTCGAAGTTCGACAGTGACCGATTCAGTGACCGTTCAGTGTAGCGGTGTTTCACAACGTAATATAAAGCGAAAATACATATCGGAAATTTCGTACGGTCAGAGGTTCGAATCCTCTAAGGCGCGTACTTAAAATAAGCCCTCTCTTTTATTATTTAAAGGAGAGGGCTTATTTTTATTTTAATATAATATTATCCGCATGATAAGGGTACGGAGGAAATGTTCGTACTCTTTATGTAAACTGAAGCAGCAACACTCCCTATTTTAAAATGCTGGCAACTCAGAGCTACCTCAAAGTTCTTTTTATCAGCATTTACAAAAGGGTTTAGGTAAGTTATTT